ATGAAAATAAAATAACAAATTTTTTTAATTGTAAACCGAATACTAATTCAGAAAAGAATTGGATGCCATATTTAGATGGTAATAATAGTAATTGTTCAAAAGTAATATATAGTTTAAGTCCATTTATAATAAAATCTATTGAAAACGATGATATACAAGAAATCATAATTTTAGAAACAATTAAAGATAGATTAAACGGGTATCATGGTTCAACAAATGGAATAACAATAAGTGAAAATAAAAACGAAAAAATGTTTTTGATTCATATAAATAGAGAGAAAACATACCATAGATGGTTATTATTTAATACAAAAACAAATGATATACAACTATCAGAAGAATTTACATTTTTTAAAAATACTTATATAGAATTTACCTGTTCTTTAAGTACTTATAAAAATCGCATATTTATTTCTCTCGGTGTAAATGATGATAAAGCATTTATTATTGAAACATGTGTTGAAGATATAATGAAAACATTCATAGAAACAAAACAACACAATTATCCAACTATCATTACAATGTTATATGATATTAGAAGTATGGAAAATAACCAAATAGAGAGAAATAGAAAATTAGATAGTTATATAGATTTTTCAAAAAAATTTTTATTAAAATTACCGTTTCCTATTATATTTTTTATAGATGAAAATGAGGAAACATATGATGCGATTTATAATTCAAGGAAAGAATTAAACTTATTAGATAAAACATATATTTATAAATGTGATTTTAAAACTACTTATTTTTATAAGGATTTCTCTCGTTTAGAAGTTCTACAAAAAAATTTTCATATATTAAATGGTGAATTAGAACATGAAACGCCATTATATGTTATTTTAAATAACAATAAGTTTGATTGTATTGATAAGACAATTGAATTAAATCCATTTAATAGTAGTCACTTTGTTTGGATGGATTTTGGTATAAATCATGTAGCAGAAAATACAGAATTTATTTATAATTGGATACATGAAGTACCTGATAAAATTAAACAAATGTGTATAAATCCATTTGTTGAAGACGTAGATTTTAAAGAGTATTTCAAATTTATATATCATAATATGGCTGGAGGATTATTTTCAGGTTCATTATATAGTATGAAAAAATACTCAGAATTGTTTAAAAATAAAACGGAAGAAATATATAATCAGAATTGGTATCAAATAGATGAAGCTGTTATGACAATGGTATGTAGAGAAAACCCAGATTTATTTGATTTGTTTTATGGAGATTATAAAGGAATAGTATCAAATTATCAAAACCCTCTTCATAATGTAGATTTAATACTTAAAGGATGTCAAAAATGTATAAACAATAATAAATTAAAAGAAGCATATAATATATTAACTTATTGTTTAAAATATTTTTTGGATAATTCTTATAGTGGATTAGTATTTTATTTTATAGAACTAAATTTAAAAACAAATTATTGTAATAATAATAATTTATTATTAGATGAAATAATAACTTTGATAAATTTAAAAAAAAATTCTCCTATAGAATGGCAAAGAACTTTAATACATAACATATTAGAAAATTATAAAGAATATATAAATTATTATGAAAACAGAGACGAAATTTAATTTAAGTATATACAAATAATTAACTATATTTTACGATTGAATCTATATATTTTTTATCGTAAATACCAATTCTTGTAGTTCTATCCCAATTACTATAATTAATTAAAACTCTCTCTTCTTCAACAATAATACTTAAACAATATTCAATAGGTTCGCCTTCAAATTTAAATGGTGCTGAATATCTTAATAAATTCATATTTGAATCAAAAACTGTAATAATATGATAATAATGACGCGGCGTTTCATATGAAACAATATGATTAACAAACCATATTTCATAATCTTCAATATCAATTTGAGTATTCCCATTAGTTGATTTATCAACTGTTTTAGCATATTTAAACCCACTGGTAGAACCTCTAATTTTTGAAAAAATTAAAGGGGTTTCTCTCTTGGCTACTTTTTCAAGTTTATTGGTTTCCTTGTTTATTTTACAGATATTAAGAGGGTTCCAATCATAAACAATATGTGTTGAATTATTAAAATCAATAAAAACCCAATTTTTTTCACAACCAGAATTATTAAAATTTTGAGTAATTTCATTTCCAATAAATGTAAAATTAGCCGTATCATAAATTCCAGAAACTATACCAATTTGTTCATTTTGATGATATCCAGTTCCAATATATAAAAGTTCATTTGTTTCAACATCATTAAAAATTCGAATATCTTCAATGCCAATATATCTTCTATTATCAAATTTTAATTCCATCCATGCTTCTTTTTGAATATTAAATTTTTCATCAAACTCAATATATTTATTAACTGATATAATATGTTTATCACAGTCTATATAACTACCATTTCCAGTTATATGATAATTAACATATCTAATATTCATTTGATATCCATTATTGCTTTTATTAGGTAGTAAACAGCTAGAAGATGAAGTCAATTTAATATTTTCATTATTGATATCAGACGTAACTGAACTATCAAATGTAATTTTAGATTGTTGCGTTAAAATATCCTTATAAAATTTCATATTACTTAACAAATTATTAGTTTCATTTATATCTTTAGAATTATTAAGAATTTTGATGATTTCATAATTAATATCTTTAACACCAAGATAAGAAGCGATAATAGTGTATTCATAATATATTTTATGAGTGTAAATATCATTATGTAAAAATAGATAATGGTCTTTGTTTTTATTTAAATTTAAAACTTTTCTGGCCAATTGATAAATCATATCTCCAAGTTTATGTTTAGAGGTTAATCTATAATGTTGAAGAACCTCATATAATCCTTCTAGACGTTCAGGATAATATTCATATCCTTCCATCCAATAACGTATCGCATCATTTATTTTATCCATATTTTTAAAACAAATGCCAACACGATAATAACTATACCATACTTCTTCTATCCAACCACCGAGTTCAATGCGTTTTTTATAAACATTAATAGCTTCCCCAAATCTTCCAGTATCGTGATAGCTATTAGCCAAATAAAAATAATATCTAACATTGTTAGGTTCTTCTTTAATTCCATCTAAAAGTAATTTAATGTCTCTTTGAAACTTATCATGTTTAGAACCACCATCACCTAAATCTCTAATAAATAAATTAGATTTTTCAAAACTTCGAACTTTATTATTGGAAAGTGTATCAATATATTCATGTGTAACACCCACATACTTGTATAATCCATTATTTTTAACAATTCTCATATTTTGATAGTAAAATGAATCATTTCCTTGAAGAATATTAAAACTATCATAATCATTTAAACAGCATTTATTAAAATTAGATTTGTTAACTTCTAATATCATATCAGCATCAAGTAATAATACATAATCAGACATTCCTATACAAGATTGTAATGCGAAATTTCTATTATGACAGAAATTTTTGAAAGGTTCAGAAATAACTTTACCTGGAATACCCTTTTCATTTAAATACTCTGTAATTATTTTAACAGTATCATCAGTTGAACCGGTATCGCAAATACAATAACAATCAATAATTTGTAAAACAGAATCTAATAATCTTTTAATAATTTTGCTTTCATTTTTAACAATCATATTTAAACATAAAGTAGGTTGTTTATTATTATTTAAAACAAGTTCCATAATAATAATATTTGTACTATTTATTTAAATTATTAATAATTAAAATAATTAAAACCTATTAAATTTATTTAACTGTACTTTTTATAAAAGTATATAATATAAAATGGCTTGTACAAGATTTTATTATGATGACTGTAGAACAAAAAAAAGATTACAACAATCAACAGGCCCAGGCAGATGGATATTAGATGTTCCAGGAAATGGTGCAAATCCTTGTTATATTGAAGACCCTCAAATAATTATACAAAAATGGGGAGCAAATTTAAGAACAAATACAATAAATTTAGAAAGCGAGTTAAGAGGTGTAAATAAACCGTTGAGCAGAGATTGTTTAGGAAAAGACAATTATAAAAACTATAATGTTCCAAATCAAGCAATACAATATCCTAGTTGTAATAATTTATTTACAGATCAATCAAGAGCAACAAATCCAGCATGGTGGTACCGTGACTTAGAACAAGTAGATTGGTATTACCCTCCCATTAATCCTCAAGTAAATACATGTTTACCTTTTCAAAATAATTTAAGTAGTAGAATTTTAGAAAAAGATTATTTTACACCAAAGAGAGATTGTGTTGTTAACGAAACAAAAAATTTCTTACCTTCTAGTTATAATTTAATTAGAGGAGGTTATGTAGGAGGTCCTATAACTTGTCAACAAACTAATTCTTGTGAATCAATATAATTAAAAAAATCAAAAATTATTTAGATTATTATATATAAAATATAATACTTTATATATATAATATGGAAATTGCAATCCCTTTAATAGCATTAGGTGGCATGTATGTTGTATCAAATCAATCAAACGAAAATTGCTCAAAAAAAGAAATAAGACAACAACAACAAGAAAATTTTACAAATATGGGAATTAGAAGTAATATTGCTACAAAACAAAGTGAATCATTGGGAAATTATTTACCAAATACGAATATTTTACCTCAAAATTTTCCTGTAACAAATTTAAATCAATTATCAAATACTGTTCAAGAGTACCCAAATCCAAATACAGCAACAGATAAATATTTTAATCAAAATTTATATGAACAAAAAGTACAAAGTAACATTCCAGTAAGTAAAACTATTCAAGATATTTATTCTTTAACTGGTAATTATTTAAGTTCTGAACAATTTAAACATAATAATATGATTCCATTTTATGGTGGTAAAGTAAAGGGTAAGACATATCAGGTAAATGTAACCGAAACTCTTCTTGATAATATGCAGGGAGTTGGTTCTCAAACTATAAAAAAAATTGAGCAGGCTCCTTTATTTAAACCCGAACCAAATATGGAATGGGCTTATGGTATGCCTTGTCAAACAGATTTTTGGCAATCAAGACAATATCCAGGTCACAGAAATAATAATGTGAAGCCATTTGATACTATTATGGTTGGTCCAGGTTTAGATAAAGGTTATGGATTTAATGGAAGTAATGGTTTTAATTCTGGAATGGAAGCACGTGATAAATGGTTACCTTATACTGTAGACCAATTAAGAGTTGATACAAATCCAAAATTAGAATATCAATTGGTAAATCATGAAGGTCCAGCAAATTCTTATATAAAACACTCTGCTGGAACCGAAGCTTTAGGTCGTGTTGAAAAACAAAGACCCGATACATTTTTTATTAATACTCAAGATCGTTGGTTGACAACAACAGGTGCTGAGAAAGGAGAAGCCTTAAGACCAATTCAAGAGATGGGAGTAATTAGACGTAATGATATAAAAGTTGACTATATGGGTCCAGCTGGCGCACAAGACGTAAATGCTCCTACAGCTCCTGAAAATTATGAACCTTCAAAACGTCAAGAAGTTTTAGAAGGTGGTGTGGGAGCATCTACGGCCACCGGACGTGGACCACATAATGATGGTGATAATTTTTTACGTAGTTATACAAATTATGAAAATCATAGAAGTACTATAAAACAACCAGAAACAATGAGAAGTGGATTTAGTGGCGCTATTGGAGCTGTTATAGCGCCGTTGATGGATATTTTTAAACCAACGCGTAAAGATGAAACAATTAATAATGTGCGTATTTATGGTGAGGCTCATCAAGCGGTACCCAAAGGTTATGTGTATAATCCTCAAGATGCTGCTCCTACTACAATAAAAGAAACTACACTCTATTCCCAAGATTTCAATATAAATAACCAAAAAGAAAGCATATATGTAAATAATTATACAGCACCAGGATTAACACAAAGAGATACGACAAGTTGTGAATATTTTACAGCAGCAGGTGGTTATGCTTCAGCATATGGAGATAGAAATTATTCTGCTGCTTATCGCCAACATAACAACGATATAAAATCACAAACAATTTATAATAGACCTAACCAAGGCGGTATGCAAATATTTAATCAAGAAATGAATATTCATTGTAAAGATGATTGTGATAGATTTGATGGAAGAGTAAACCCTGCATTTTCTAAAATATCCAGTTTACCACCTTCAGTTCAAACATATGGTGCTATTCAAGTACCCCAATATTATAATGAATGTCAGATGTGCGATCGTATACAACCGGATATTCTAACTGCGTTTAAAAATAATCCTTATACACATTCTTTAACCACATCGGTTTAAACATTTAGACAAATTTACTTAAAGATTTAGATATTTAATAAAATAATTAAATATGTATCCAAATTGTGCTAATTCTTTCAAAAAATGGTGTTATGGTAGTTATAAATTTGGTAAAATGTATAATGATTTAGGAAAACCAAAACCATTTGATGTTACGTTAAGAGATGGATTACAGGCATTGTCAAAAGAAGAACAAAAAATATTTAAAACAAGTGATAAATTGGTAATATATGATAACATTACAACTAAACATAAGCCTAAAAATATTGAAATAGGTTCAATCGTATCTGAAAAAGTATTACCAATTTTTAGTGATACAATAAAAATATTTGACACATTATATAATTCTCAATTAAAGGAACATAACATTCACAAATATAAAAGAGAGAATTATTTTATAGTTGTACCAAATCAAGAAAAACTAGAAAGTATTATAAAAAATCCAAATATAAGTCATTTATCATTTATTACTTCAGTATCAAATAGTTTCCAATTAAAAAACACAAAAATGTCTTTAGAAGAATCAGACAATGATATTTATTCAATGTTGTATGAATTAGATGATAACATTTCCAAAAATAAATCGCCATTTGTAAAATTATATGTTTCATGTATTAATGAATGTCCTATTGAAGGTAAAATAGATAATGATTTTATTGTTAACAGAATTCTTCATTTAAATAAAATGAATGTAGACACTATTTGTTTATCTGATACGTGTGGAAGTTTATCAGAGGAAGACTTTGAATATATAGTTGATAATTGTGCTTATTTTGGATTTCCAATGAGTAAATTTTCATTACATCTACACGTTAAAAAAAATAGAGAAAATGAAGTAGAAAAAATTATTCACAGAGCATTAGACCGTAAAATAATAAATTTCGATGTTTCTTTTTTAGAAACTGGCGGGTGTTCTGTTACAATGGATAAAAAAAATATAGTTCCAAATTTATCATATGAGTTATATTATAAAGCATTATGCAATTATATTATAAAAAAAATGTAAATATTTTATATTTTAATAATTACGTTATATTAAAATATAAAAACACTAAATAAATAATAGTAAGTCAATGTTATTACAAATTCATCAAAATATAAAAAATAAATTAAACTATTTTTATGAAATACATAAAATACCAAATATTTTATTTCATGGTCCATCAGGAAGTGGTAAAAGAACAATTGTAAATGAATTTATTCATAAAATTTATAGTAATGATAGAGAGAAAATTAAATCATTTGTAATGTATGTAAATTGTTCTCATGGAAAAGGTATAAAATTTATAAGAGAAGACTTAAAATTTTTCGCAAAAACACATATAAATTCAAATGGTGGTAATATTTTTAAAAGTATTGTTCTTTTAAATGCTGACAAATTAACTATGGATGCTCAATCAGCATTACGTAGATGCATAGAATTGTTTAGTCATAATACAAGGTTTTTTATTATTGCTGAAGATAAGTATAATTTAATGAAACCAATATTATCACGTTTTTGTGAAATATATGTTCCTGAACCGGTTATAAATAACAGTATTATCAATTTGTATCAATATAATTTGAATGAAATTTTTAAAATGAAAGATACAAAAATTCAAAGAACAGAATGGTTAAAAAAAGAATTAAATAAATCAATAAAGAAAAATATAGGTTTAAATGAAATTATATCGATATGTATTAAACTGTATGAAAAAGCATATAGCGCATTAGATATAATGAGTTTATTGGAAAATTCAAAATTTATGGAAGAAATTATATCTATTGAAAAACGTTATGAACTTCTTATATGTTTTAATCGTGTAAGAAAAGAATTTAGAAATGAAAAATTGTTAATTTTATTTGTTTTAAATTTTATTTTTTTAAGTTCAGAATTATCTTTAGAAAATATAAGTTTTATGTAAATGGATGATTTTAATGTAAGTGCTCTTCATGAATCAAAAAATGAATGGAGTTCAAGATTAGTTACAATAATGACTCCTTTAATTATCGATGGTTACAAATCTATTTTAGAAGAATCAATTAAATTATGTAAAGATAGTGGAGAAAATGACAAATATTTAATGACTTTTCAAAATTTAATATCACGAATTCCAAAATGGAATTCTCAAATAATTGAAATGGAGAGAAAAAGAATATGTGAAAAATCTGGATGTAATTATTTAGAAGATTTAGTAACATGTGTTCATATTATTCAATTAAAAATTTTAACGGCTATGCGCGTAGGACAAAAACAAAAGAAAATTGACATAAATATTCCTAAGTTAGATGATTTTGTACACAAAACATATATTAATGTTGCTAGAAAAATTTATAAGAATGTTTATTTATTTGAATTAAATATACCTCCATTACAAGTTCAAAAAAACTATAGGGAGTTGGAAATTATAGTTCAAGAATGTTTATTAAATACATTGAGAGAAAGTATTCCTGTAGAAACTATTTTAAGAGCATACATGGATGAAACTATAGAAGAAGATGTAATAGAAGAAATAAAAGAGCAAATAATATCAGAACCTATTAGAGAACAAATAACAGAACATAGTAAAGAAGAAATTAATGAAAATTTAAAAAATAAATCTAGCCATTTAACTTTTAATGATATTGATTATATAAAAAATGAAGATGGTTCTGTTGAAAATATAGTAGCACCCAAAACAATTGAAAGACTAGAAGAAATAAGTGATTATAGATATAAACAAAGAAAAGAAGAAGATGATGATGGAGATAACATTAAATTAAACATTTCAGACCAATCATTTAATTTAGATTCTTTAGATATTCATAATATCGAAGAACCAAAAATAGATTTATTACCTGATTTATTAATTGATGATATTGAAATTTTAGAATAATGCGTAAAATAATAAATAAGAATATGATTTATTATTTTAATGGATAATATATTTATTATCGCTGCTATTATTTCTGTAATATTTTTTATAGCTAAGTTTCTAGAGATGAGATTTGTTGAAAAAGAAAGTAAACCACTAAAATTTTTAATTAGAGATGCTCTTTTAGTATACTTTAGTGTTGTTTTTGGATATTTTATAATAGGACAAATAAAACCCGCATTAAGTGGTGGTGAAAAAGGTAAAAATATTACTCCAGTATTTACTGATAATCCTGGTTTTTAACGACCAGTCCATACTTTTATGACAACTCTCGGTAATTTACCTCTTTTTATGTCTTCATTATATTTATCAAAATAATATGTATTAAAACCTTTATTAACTAATATATTTCCTAATAAAGATTTTAATTTTATAGCATTTGGACATTCAGTAGAAAAAATACATCCCATTATTCTCTCTAAACAACATCTATCACTTCTACATAATATATGTGAAATCATATTTGTTATTTTGTACTTTTTTTCAATATGTAAAAGAAAATTATGATTTATATAAGACTGACAACCAAAACATCCATACCATCTATTTACTAATAGTCCTATTTTCACTTCATTTTTGATTTTATCAAATAAAGCATTTGAATTTATCAAACTATTTAATATTTTTTTTGAATTTTCCACATTTTCAGTATCCGGCTCAAAATGCCATAATGGTAATACGTTTACTCCATTTAGCTTACCAAAATTTAGTCTTCTATGAATAAATACACTATCGTGTAATATTATAGCATTTTCAAAAAATTTATTTTTTAAGTAGTAATAATAGGGAAGTAATTCACCTCTTCCAGGAAATTCTGATTGTATTATTTCAATATTATTATAATCATAATCTGCCTTTACTAGTTGTTGATTACTATTATCATCAATAATAACTATTTTTATTTCTGGGTAAAATTTTCTTAATAATTTAACAGAATGGTTCCAGTATCTGTTAGTTATTTCTGAATTAACATGTCTTGTAATAATAAAACCATATGAACCCATTTTATATAATATACAAAAATTATAATATATAAAAATACGAAATTAGTAAAATTAATAAAATTAATAAAATTAAATTATAGTTCTAAAATAAATCAAAATAAATCATTTTACAACATTATTATGTCTATACATATGAAGGAATTTTATCAATATCAATAACATCATTAGGTATTTCACTTTTAAAATTTGAATATATGTCAAATTCTGGTCTCTCTAATTGAGCTTGTGGTGTATGATTATGAACACATCTAGCAATCATTTTGTACAATTTAAAATCAGGATAACGGTCAGTACCGTTATTTTTGTATAACATATTTATACCTTTATCATCTAAACACCATTCAACTATTAAACGTTTTACAGGGTCTTTAGAGGTACTAATATTTTTTGTTTCTTCAATATCATCAATAACATAATCAAAAATTGAACAAGCTAAACGACATAAGTCAAAACTATAATTAGGTTCTAATCTAGGTTTTTTCTCATTTAAATAAGGTTCAGTATTATATTGAGTAGCAGCATCTCCTCCATTTTGAAAACTATCACTACAAAATAATTTACTATCAAATTTATAAATACTTCTACCAAAATCTATAATTTTAAATATGCGACCAAACGTAGGAACCTTATAATATTTCTTTTTATAGCAATAATAAATAAATTTTTTATCCGTTTTATTATACATAACATTGTTTGTATGTAAATCATTGTGTGTAAAATTGAATACTTTTTGATATGTAATTAATATCATTATTATTTGCATAAAAGCAGAAAACCATTCTTCAGTTGTTAGTTCATTACCTAAAATTAAATCATCAAATGTACTTTCACAATACTCCATAGCTATAATTTGAACAGGAAATTTTGGAATAACAGCATTGATAACTTCTTCTTCTTCAAATGATTCAGAACCTTCGGAACTATCAGAACCATCAGAAACTGTGTCCTTATTTGAATTGCTATTTTCTTCTTCTAGGTCATTTGTTTCTTCGGAATTTTCACTAATATCATCAATATCTTCTATAACATCATCATCATCGTTTGTATATGAAGACCTAGACGAACATGAAGAATTTGATTTTAATGTTACATTTTGATTTAATTCTTTGTTTTCTAACATGTTTATATTTGTTAAATCAATTAAATCGTCACCATTATTAGAATTGATTAAATTTGTGTCTTCATCGAAAATATTGTCAAATATTTCATTATCAAAAGATTTAATGGAAAACTGTGACTTAGCACTTATGTTATGTTGTATTGTAATAGGTTTGAGTTTTGTGTTTTCATCATTGAACAAATGGTCATAATCATCAATTTCAAATAAAACATTTTTGTTTTTATTAAAAAATTCAGAATTATTTAAATAATCAATATCATCAAAAACATTAATAACAAATCTATTTTTAATTCCTAAAAAAGAACCATGATAATCTACACCATGTGAAAAATTATGAGCATGTAATAAACTACTAGTTAAATATAAAAAAAATCCATCAACATAAGCAGAATTATTAATATCAATAAATTTTGGGTGACAAGTAATTTCAGTTGAATTAATATTAGGTAAATTATATAGTTTTTCATCATGAACATTATATTTTCCAATTAAAAATTTATAAGGGTCTAATAAAGGAGCAATTTTAAAAAATAAATCTTTATCTTTTGTTTTATTATTTGCTATATTTTTAATTCTACAATTGTATAAATGTAAATTTTCATCATCAAAACTATTAATATTTGAAATATACCATTTATTATTTAAATTAATGCTGTTATAATTCGTTTCGTTTAATGAAAAGAACCTTTTATAAATTGGAATATAATTTTGAGCATTAGAGAGAAAAAGAGAATCTGAATCTTCTAAACTTTTGAAAAGTTCGGAGTTTTTTCGTTTCTGATAATTGATGATTAATGCCATACTTTAGCTAATTAATATATAAATTAAATGTGTTTTTAACTTATTTCAAATAATAATATTATTTGAAACAAGTAAAAATACATTCGTTTAATTAAATTAAAAATTATTTCTAATATAAATAATAATGACATTAGAACTAAAAAAATTTGATATGAAAAGTATTAGTTTTAAACCAAATGAGAACAAAGGTCCGGTTGTTGTTTTAATTGGGAAGAGAGATACTGGTAAATCTTTTTTGGTAAGAGACTTACTATATTATCAACAAGATATACCAATAGGAACTGTAATTTCTGGAACAGAAGAAGGTAATGGATTTTATGAAAAAATGGTCCCTAAATTATTTGTACATAATGAATATAATACTGCTATTATTGAAAATATTTTAAAAAGACAGCGTACTGTATTGAAGCAAATAAAAAAAGAAATTGAAACATATAAACGCAGCACAATTGACCCACGTGCATTTGTTATTTTAGATGATTGCTTATATGATAATACATGGGCGCGGGATAAGATGATGCGACTTTTGTTTATGAACGGAAGACATTGGAAGGTGATGTTAATCATCACAATGCAATATCCATTAGGCATACCTCCAACGCTCAGAACTAACATTGATTACGTCTTTATTTTGAGGGAAAATTATATCGCAAATAGACGACGTATTTATGAAAATTACGCGGGAATGTTTCCAACTTTTGAGAGCTTTTGTCAGGTGATGGATCAATGTACAGAAAATTATGAGTGCTTGGTAATTAATAATAACTCAAAATCCAATAAATTACATGACCAAGTATTCTGGTATAAAGCCGATAATCATGGTGATTTCAGATTAGGCTCTAAAGAATTCTGGGAATTGTCAAAAGGTCTCAAAGATGAAGATGAAGAGGAACAATATGACCCAAATAATGTAAAGAAACGAGGTGGTGGACCAAAAATTAGTGTCAAAAAGGCGAATAAGTGGTAAAAAGTATTTTAAAATTTAAATTTCGTTTTTATAATTGTTGCTTTTGTAAATTAAACCAAATAAATACTTAAAGAGTATCTTATAATAAATAGTATAATAAGATGCAAGAGTTAAATATAGTTGAACTTATTGAAAAGAACCCTATAACAAAGCTTTCAAGCACATACAACAACAAATTATTAAATAAAATTAAAGAAAATTTTTCAGGATTTGAACAACAATTATTCGTAAGTAGTTTTTATTGCTTTTTGAATTATGATAAAAATATTGATTTTGTAGTGGATTTGGATAATGTATGGAAATGGTTGGGATTTAATCAAAAAATAGACTGTAAAAGGTTGCTTGAAAAACATTTTGTCACTGAGATAGATTATAAAAATCTCGCTTTGCTTTTACCCAAAGCGAGTTTAGAGAAAGAAAAACATGGCGGTCAAAACAAACAAACTATACTCTTAACCATTAAATGTTTTAAATCTTTATGTTTAAAAGCTCAAACAAAAAAAGCATCAGAAATTCACGAATATTATATGAAGTTAGAAGAAACATTACATGAAATAGTAGAAGAAGAGACAAATGAATTAAAACTTCAATTAGAACAAAAAGATAATATTATTTTGGAAAAAGAAATAGCAATTATAAATACAAAAAAAGAAAAACAACGAGCCGTAGAACAAGCTATTATTGTTCAGTTTCCAGTAAATACAGAATGCATTTATTTTGGAACAATTGATAATACAAATGAATCTAGTGAAAAATTAATAAAATTTGGACATACAAATGATTTGGCAACTAGAATTTTAGACCATAGAAAAAAATATACTAATTTTATTTTAGTAAATGCTTTTCGTGTTCAAAATAAAGTAGAAATAGAAAATCTTATTAAGACATATCCTAAAATTAAAAGACAAATACGTAGCATTGAAGTTAATGGTAAAAACAAAACAGAAATTATTGCTTATGATGCTACTAACTTTACTATAGAAAAATTAACTAAGTATATAAAAGATATTATTCATTCAAAAACATATAGTATAGACAATTTCAATAGAATAATGAAAGAAAATCAAGAATTAAATAATGAAAATAATAAACTAAAAGAAGAAATACAACATATTAAATTATTATTAGAGAAAAGAGGTATTGAAATTAATGAATTGAGAGAAAAATTAGAAAATAAAGAAAAAGTAATTGAGACTGTGAATATTGAAAATCAATCAGTTTATCAAAATGTGTTATTGCCAGAAGACGAACTAAATAAAAAATTTAATGAATTTGTAAATAGCATTTGTATTGTGCGACCTGATGTAGAGGAGTTGTCTGTAAATATTGAAGGTAGATATCGTCTATGGAGTCAAGTAAAACCTTCAAAAGAAGTTTTTCATGCGTTAAAAAATTATATGGATACAAGATTTAAACCAAAACGAATTCAAGGCAGTCACGGATATTTAGGAATTAAATTAAAGTCTCTTGAATATAAAAAAACGCAAGATTATTCACCAGTCGAAACATTTGTATTCCAAGTATGTCAATTTTCAGATTGTGGAAAGATTTTAAATTCTGTATTATTGAGAGAATATCAAAAATGGAAAAATTCGGTAGGTAAAGAAATAACTGATAATGATATGAAAGAAATAAAAGAATATTTGAATTCATCACCATACGCATTAAAAGCTACAGTATGGACCGATGAAGGAAACAATGAAGGATATTATGGATTATCTTTAAAACAAAATGACTATAAACCTAAACTTATTTCATCAACAGGTAAAAAAGTATATAAGAGAGAAAAAGATACTAATCAATTATTATCAATTTGGGATAGTATAGCTAAGGCAGCTGAATCTGAAGGCGTTTCAGCTGCCAAGATGAGTCGTTGTGTTAAAAATAAAATTATTATCAATGATTATTTTTATGCTACTGAATAAATTTACCAAGATATTTTATAAATATTACAGTTTATTTTATTTTCGGATGATTGTAAATTTTTCAAAGACGTAATATTACTATCAGGAAATGAATTATTTAGTTTTTTTAAAACAGATAAAATAACATTTTCTTTTTTATTTGTATTATTAAATTTATTAAAGAAATCTTCGCAAATTATCGTATTTAAAATATTATGGTTGTCAAATGAAGAAAGTGAATTAGCAGGACCACATAAAATTCTAAAATATAAATATTTTTTCCCATTTTCTGCTTTTTTTAATACATTATTTAAAATATTTTTATGTTCCTCAAATATAATATTTTGAATTTGTTTTTCTGTTTCAATAGCTATTTGTCTTTGTCTTTTTTCATGCATTCCTCTTAGTTGAAATTTAGTATAAATTTCTTTTTTTTCTGATAAATTTTTTATTTCATTATGTCTAATTTTTTCTTCATCTCTATATAAACTAGGCTGTGCGAAAAATTTATTTAAAATTAAACACAATAATAGAAATCTGAATGAGTTCATTGTAATATATTTATTTACAATTAATTTAATAAATATATTAATAATCAATTTTATTTTTATACTTATATATATATATATATATATATAAATGGGATTGAGATATGGTTCACCTTCACGTTCAAGTTCAAATTCATCTTCAAGAACAAATTCATCAGGTGTAAGATATTCTGGTATGTCATCACTACCACAACCTGAGCCTCCTACGCTTCCACCACCACAAAATAAGTATAACAAATTTAAACCTCCATTTTTTAAACCACCTGTAATGACAAAAAGTTATATTAATGGTATTACATATCCAGTTTATTCAATTTGTAATTATAATAGAGAAACAATTCAGACAACTGTTGAATTAAGTGAGAATACAGAAATAATGAAATACGGTTTTAACCCTGTATATACAGGTATAAACGCCATAAATTTAGAGGATGCTAGAAATAAAATAAATAATCCAAATAATAGTTTTTTAAATGGTTATATTACTTTAGCATTTGCACAGCTAAATATTAAAGATAATATGGATGGAACATACTCAACTAGTTTTGCAGTAACTGAGTATCAAAATGGTCAAGAAAACTATATGATACCTCCTGGAATGCCACCGCCAAGTAGTGAAAACTTCGTATATTTATACGATAAAATATCAAAAAGCAGGTTTAGTTCTGTTATTATGGACTGGAAAGAAAGAAGTAACTTACAACCTAATATTATATTATGTACAAGACGATTAGAATATGGTCAGGAAATAAAACCACCAACAAAAAAAGGTTATTTTTCTGGTTTTAGAGGTGGACAAAAAATAAAAACTTTCAAAAAAAAATCAAGAAAATCAAGAAAATCAAGAAAATCAAGAAGAAGACATTAAACATCATCAAATGAAATACTAACAGGATACTTAAGTAAACAATAATCTCTCCATGTTGTATGATAATTTTGATTTAATTCACACCAATCAAACAAAAACTTTTCGTTTGATGCTTTTATAGGAAGTCTTTCCCATAAATTATATTTAAAATGAAATAAGATGTTCATAATTCCCATTTCATTTGTCTTACAAAACGTATATTTATTCATAGCTTCTATGAGTTGATTTTTATCACATAAATTTAAAATACTTGTATCATAAATCCACATACAATTCAACATATAATTAGATTTTAATGTGCTCTCTCCATATTCATTTTTAAAAGAAACAATTAACTCAGGATTATCATAACTTAGCTGACTATTAAAATCACGGTCATCATATAATTTTCCATCTTTGGGGGCGAGTATTTTATTTTTATAATCTATTTCTAAAATATATTTAACATCTTCTAATACCCTAAGTCCTGCGTCCAAATAAACAACTCGGTTCCATTGAATGAAATAATCGTCAAACACGTGAAACTTTTCCCATTGATTTAATTTATGAATTTCTCTCTTATCGGTAGTATCATTAAATCCATTTTCTCCTATGCTTTTAATCAAATTTGTTTTATCAATAGTTGGAAATTTAACTTCAATAACATTATAAAAATCTTTAAAATTAGAATTTAAATTAAAATCAATTGTAATTAAAACAATCTCATTTTTCCAATTACCTTTACTTCTTAAGTCAACAATAGTACGTTTTGCTTTACTAAAATAATTCTTATCTGTAACCAAAACAAAAACAGTATCTTTTTTGGTGTTTTGCGTTTCTGTAGGCTCTTTTATTTCTATAGGCTCTTTTTCTAAAATAGAATAATATGTATCATATTGTTCTTTAGTAGTAACTTTATGAATGGTAATAGCAGTATTTAAATCAGCTTCAAGACCAAGATGAAATAAATTATTATTTATTTGATGAACAGTGTTATTTTCTTTTACAATTTCTTGTATCCAAAGTCCAATACATAAATCATCACAAAATTGTTCCTTTAAATGTATAAGAAAATAATACGCGTTATCCTTTCCAATTTTCTTTAGATAATTAACCATAAGAGAATACAAAGGATTAGAAATAGCATAACCAGCCCCTCCAGACATATATAAACAGAATTGGTTCTTAATATGGTCTAGTTCTTTACCAATATAATAACATTCTTTAGAATCATAGTTATTTAATAAGTTTTTTAATCTATTTTCAAAAACAAAAGTATCATCATCAATAAATATATACCAATCGTAATAAGGAATATCCATGTTATAAATAAAATGAATATATTTCCAAGTAATATTTTGAGGGTCGTCCATACAATACCAACCGAATTGACGGTTATCTGTATCAGGTTTAGCAGTAAGATAATAAATATCTTCTTTATTTATATTTTTGAACATAGTTTCCATTTGATATTTAACTCTTGTATTCAAATACTTATCACACGTAGAAATAATATAACAAATTTTCATAATAGTTATATTATTTAGTTGATTTTAAATTAATTTTTAATTAATCCTTTTTATTTTTATTTGCGAATGGTCCACTAACTAAAAGACTTTGTCCATTATCACTTTTACCCATAACAACATTTTCTCCTTCAAATAATTCCATACAGATGTCAGCTGTAGAAATATTTTCTTGTTCTTTTAATTTTGTTTCTTGGGTATTTACATTATTAATACCAATTAGATTTCCTTTATCATCAATAGATTGAGTTAAAATATTACCAGATTTTTCTGCTGTTTTGATATTTTCATCAATTGCTTTTTTCTTTGTTTCCTTAACACGTTGTTCAAAGGCAAACTTTGCGTTAGATTCATTCTTTGACTTTTCATGCATTAGTTGATTTAATTCTTCTTCCATATATTCAACACGTCCAGTCTTATAAGCTTCAGGATCCCAAGGCATCCATAACCCAACGGGTCCTACAAAAACATCATGATTTGGGTCTAATTCTCTCAACATTTTACATCTTAATTCAGCCTCTTCTTGAGTAGGATATGAACCTCTTATTTTTAATCCTCTGGTATTTGTTTGAAAATTATGAGCTAAATCAAACTGTTTTTGTAGGTCTTCTTCATTATTATCAACAAAAGTTTTATAGTCATCATCCATGTTTATTTTTGATAATGTAGCCTTTTCTTCACTTACAAATTCTTTAAAATCACTCGATACATCGTCAAATGAAATATTATATTTAAATGAAATAAAATTTAGAAACTGTATAAATTTTTCCATAGATTTGTTAAATTCCCACTTCTTTAGAAATTGTTCAAAGAAAAATAATTGTTTTTCTTTCAAAACTTTTTCAGGAGAACAAAAAGAAACACAAACGAATTTTTGCCCAGCTATAGGTTTATCTTCCTCTAATAAATCAACATATTTAGGATTACTTTTTCCATTAACTACTTTTCTATCAAACCCAGATTTCTTAGATTGTTTATCTTTAGAACGATCCATTTAGTAAATTAATTTATTTAATTTTAAGTTTTTTATCGCAAATATATATTTTTTTCTTATTATTTAATATAATGAACGGTTTAATAAACGTTGGTGAACTTGTTAAAAGGATCATAAAATACCTTGTAGAAGGTTTAATGGTTGCAATTGCTGCTTATGCTATTCCTAAACGTTCTTTGAATGTTGAAGAAATTATTTTAATTGCCTTAACTGCTGCTGCCACATTTAGTATTCTTGATACTTATATTCCTTCTATGGGTGCAACAGCACGAAGTGGAGCTGGTTTCGGTATAGGTGCTAACTTGGTAAAATTCCCAGGTGGATTTTAACTCATAGCTAGTAACAATATATAAAATAATTTAATTAATAAAGTTATTAAATTATTTAAACCTTTCACCATTTTATTTATTTTTTATATAAAATATAATTATACTTGTATTGTGTAAATATATTTAATCTTTATATAATATATTATGGTAAAACACTCGCGTAAATTTAAACATAAATTATCAAAAAGGGTAAAAAAAGGAAGAAGAAGAGCTACAAAAAGTCGCAAACAAAAAGGTGGACAATGTTATGGTAATGGTGTAGGAGCTAATAACTATGATCCAAACTTTTCTATATATAACACAAGAGAATTAACTTTATTTCCTTATAGACCAACAAAGTAATATTAGTATTATATATGAAAACAAGAAAACATATTAAAAAAGTGAAAAATAAAAAAATACATTTAAAAATAAAAAAAAATACATTTAAAAATAAAAGTTTTACAAAAAAACATTATAAAAATTGTAAATCAAAGAAAATATATGGTGGTTTAGAGAATAAAAACATTTCTTGTCGTGATATGGATGTTAAATGTAATTTTTTAGATAAACAATTTAAAAATAAAATAAATCCCACATGGAATACTTGTATTAATATGAATGGAATATACAATCATATGTTTTACATAACAACTTCTAATGTCTTAATAAAAAGTATTGAATCTTTACAAATTCCAGAATTTAATGTAAGTTTATCAAATAATACAACTAGATGTAAAATAATGATTGAAGATAAGTACATAAATTGTTTTATATATTTATGTGGCAAATGGTATGCGATGATGCGTTTATTTGGCAAAACAATAAACACACAATATTTCGCCAGAACAGAAGCGAATAGAGCATTTTATGAGTTAACAAATATAAAAATAAATTTAGATACAAATAATCCTGATAGTCAAAATAGTAATAGTTTAATAGTAATACCAGATAATTTGTATACAGTATTAAATGGTTCTAGCTCAAAAATTCTCTCTACAAATAAAAATGCTATAGAAATCAAATTAAATGATAGTTGTTGTAAAAATATAAATAAAAGCAATAATCAATTGGTATTTAATGTATTACAAAGATTTCGTCAAGAAAAATTATACGCAAATAATTTAAAGAAAGAAATTGCGCAAGATGTTGCGAAAGATTTAATTTTAGGTTTTTTAAAATAAATAAAAATGTTTAATATTTTAAATAGTGGGCATAAATTCCCAATCTAATTCTTCGCATATTTTTTTCCATATATCGTCTTGTTCTATTCTTTTTTCTCTATCTTTTAATAATGGGAAAAGTGGCAAATATTTTTCTTCTCCTAAAAGTTCACAAAGCTTATATGCTGTATAATAATAATTTAAAAAATTAACTCTATCGTCAGGACAATATTTAGAATAAGGTGCTTGTAACTCAATAAAGAGATTACATAAGGTTTCTTCTAATTCAGGTGACATAATAGGTGGTTTTATTCCTAATTTATCTTTAATAAATGGTATGTGTTCATAATATTTATTATAGCCAAGTTTTTTTAGAATTTCTTTAGTTTTTGCGTTTGTAATTTGCGATAAATCAATTCTCTCTTTTTTAATTTGGAGTTTTATATTTTCAATTACATCTATTGGAATTTGTGTTGTTTCTTTTCCTTGAAATTGAGCTAAAATTTCTTTAAAATGATTTATTCTTTTATAAGCATAAAAACATACTTCTTTTGGAGGTTCTTTATAAGAAGGTTTTTCATTTTCAATTAAATAAGGAATACTTCTTGAACAACTATTACAAACTAATATACCTTCTTCTTCAAGTGGGATTAATTCTCCCTTATGACAAAATTTACATATATCAGTTTGGGAAATAAATGTATTAATATCAAGAAAAGAATCATCAATATTGCTTAAATATTTTTGAACAATATTATTGTTTTCTTTTTGTGCGATTTTGTCTAAATCATGTTCAGGTTTAATTTTAAAAAATGTATTTACTAGTTTAGATTTGTTATTATTTTTTTGTATTGTATTGCCATCTGATATACTTTTTTTATTTTCAAAATATTCAAAAATATATTTTGAATTATCTAAAAAATAATCTTTTTTTCTAGATTTTATTTCTTTAATGTTTCTTGTAATTTCATTAACTTTATCTTCTAAATCCAATCGTTGTTCTAAGCTAATTTTTTCAGTTTCATTTTTTAATCTTTCTCTAATTTCATGTCTTTCTATTTTTAATTCTGGAATTCTATCAGTATCGTCTTTATTTAAATCATTTAAAATTTCTTTATGTTTTGTATCAAGAGTTATTGAAGATTTTTTATTAAATTTTATCTTTTTATTAGATTTTGGTTTAAAGTTTGGCATTCCTTTAAATATTTAAAATAATATTTATTTAATTTGTAATATGAAGAATTAATATATTTAAAGATTATATAATGAAATTATTAAATTATATAAAAGTACTATCTATAATAATATTGATAATTATTATTTTTATTATTGTATACGCATATAATTCTGGTTCTTGTCAAATAAATAAAGAATATATTTGTGAAAATAATTTTTGTTTAATTAAAGAGTTTAATATAGAGTTAAATCAAACTATATTATCGGAGGTAGATTTAATGTTAGAAAATAAACAAATACAAAAACGCGTATCTATTAGTACATATCCTGAAAATATTTTTAATTGTGCACTACCGAATAGAAGTGGAATTACAATACCAACAAAAAATATTGTTCAATATTCTCCAAATTTAATATCATTTTATCAGAATAAACTATGTAAAATTATCTCAAACTTAACAGGATTAAAACTATATCCAACAGATTTGAAATTTCCTACATCTTGCGCAATCATAATTTATGAAAAAGAAGGTGACTGGATTAATTGGCATTATGATTATAATTATTATAATGGTAGATTTTTTACAGTATTAATACCCATAACACATACTCTTACATGTACTAAATTTCAATTCAAAGACAAAAATAATAAAATAATTGATATGGACTTAACAAATAATGGAATATGTTTTGAAGGTAATTTTTTATATCATAGAGCATCTAAACTATGTAATAATCAAAAACGTATTATGTTGTCTTGTCAATATGTTACTGATAATTCTATGGATTTTATAAATAAACTAAGAATTAAACTGAAGGATTATGCTTTTATAGGAACCCTATATTAATTAAAATAATTAAAATAGTTTAAACATATTTATACTTTTCTAGAATTTATTTAATGGACATTAAAATTAATTTAGAAACATTTAAAGATTTAGAAAATGAAAATATAAAAATAGACGCTATTAAATTTCAAAAAATGTTATTGCTTTTCAATTCTATAGAGCAAGGATGGACAGTAAAAAAACGAAAAGAATCATATGTTTTTATTAAAAATCATGAAGGTAAAAAAGAGATACTAGAAGACGCATATTTACTGAAATTTATGAAGACCAATTTAGACCTTAATAAAGTATTTTCATAAGTATTTAATTAAATATAATTTTAATTTAATTAAATTAATTAATTTAAAATTCGAAAAATTTTTTTCTTTAGCAATTGTATAAAATGGGAGGTGGATTAATGCAACTCGTCGCCTATGGCGCCCAAGATGTTTACCTTACTGGTAATCCTCAAATTACTTTCTGGAAAGTTACTTATCGCAGATATACTAACTTCGCAATTGAATCTATTGAACAAACATTCAACGGTCAAGCAGATTTTGGACGTCGTGTCCAATGTGTGATCTCCAGAAACGGAGATCTTGCTTACCGCACTTATTTACAAGTTACTCTTCCTGAGATCAACCAACTTATGGGTCTTGGAAACTACACTACCGGCCAAAACACCGGTGTCTATGCCCGTTGGTTAGACTACATTGGAGAACAACTTGTTGCCCAAGTTGAGGTTGAAATTGGTGGTCAAAGAATTGATCGTCAATATGGTGACTGGATGCACATCTGGAACCAACTTACCATCACTTCCGAGCAACTCCGTGGCTACTGGAACATGATTGGTAACACCACTCAACTCACCTTCATCACTGATCCATCTTTCTCTGATGTCGAATCTCCTTGCGACTCCTTGGCCCCCCGTCAAGTTTGCGCTCCCCGTAACGCTCTTCCTGAGACAACTTTGTATGTTCCTCTTCAATTTTGGTTCTGTACAAACCCTGGACTTGCCCTTCCTTTGATTGCTCTTCAATACCACGAAGTCAAGATTAACCTTGATATCAGACCCATTGATGAGTGCTTGTGGGCTGTCACAACTTTGAACTGCAACACCAATCCTTACTCTGGACTTCCTGGCCAATACTCTGTTGGTCGCCCTGTTCCTGCCACTATTGCCTACAATCAATCTTTGGTTGCTGCTTCATTGTATGTTGACTACGTTTTCTTGGACACTGATGAACGCCGAAGAATGGCACAAAACCCCCATGAGTACTTGATTTCCCAACTCCAATTCACTGGTGATGAGTCTGTTGGTTCTTCAAGTAACAAAATCAAGCTCAACTTTAACCACCCCGTTAAGGAGCTTATTTGGGTCATCCAACCTGATCAAAACGTTGATTACTGCTCGTCTTTGACTTGCGATGCTCTTTTGTTCAAGGTTCTTGGTGCTCAACCCTTCAACTACACTGATGCCATTGATGCTCTCCCTAACGCTATTCATGCTTTCGGAGGTCCTGCTGCTGTTGCTCAAGACTCTCGTGCTTACATTGACGCCAACGGATTATTCGCTGATGCTGGTGCTTTGGATTACATCCCCGGTGGAAACTTCACTGGATACTGGCACGGTCCCCAAAACCCCTACAATGAACCTAACTTAGGAGGTGTTAAAGTTCCCTTAAATGCTACAGAGCAACAAGCTGCTGCTGCCGCTAGTTTCTTACAAAGTGGCCAAGCTCCTTACGGTATCTTACAAGGTGGAAACTACCCCAACGAAAACTCAGGTGTCTCTGATGCCGGAACATTCGTTCTTTCTGAGACCTCCTTGGATATGCATTGCTGGGGCCAAAACCCCGTCGTTACCGCTAAGCTCCAACTTAACGGCCAAGATCGCTTCTCAGAGCGCGAAGGATCTTACTTCTCTTGGGTCCAACCCTACCAAGCCCACACACGTAACCCTGATGAAGGTATTAACGTGTACGCTTTCGCCTTGCGCCCTGAAGAGCACCAACCCTCAGGCACATGCAACTTCTCCAGAATTGATAACGCCACTCTTCAATTGGTCTTGTCTAACGCCACTGTTGAGGGTACCAAGACTGCCAAGGTTCGTGTCTATGCCACCAACTACAACGTTCTCCGTATCATGAGTGGTATGGGTGGTTTGGCCTATAGTAATTAAATATTTTGTTACGATATATCGTATCAAAAATATTTATACAAATTAATAATTAAATTATACTTTTTAATTATTAAAGCAAAAAACAACATAAGTTAAAATTCATTAACTAATAAATTTTTACACTTGACTTTTCGAAGCATTCAATACATAATATAAACTCGATACTTTTAATATATTTCAAATATGTAAGTTATATTATGATTAGTAGACAGAACTTAAAATTTTATTTTATAATTAAAATAAAATTGATAAACTTATTTAAAATTATCTTACAGTATATTATTAGATGTGAAAATGTGGTTTTTAACACGAAATAAAAGACAGCTTGATTTGGCGAATGATTTTGAAGTATACAGATATTATGATTTAAAACTTCGCTTAAAAGGTGATATATGTGTTTATGAATTACCACGACATCTTTATAATGGTGTTTTTAAAAATGAATTTCAAATTAAAATAGAAAAATATCAGATGCTAGATGAAAAATCAAAAAGAAAAATAAAATTAAAGGTAAAAAAACGTCTTCCTTATTTAGAGGAAAAATATAAAAAAATTATAACCAGTAGATATGATAAAACTTAAAATTTATAGTATTTATTACACTTTTATAAACTTCAAATGCCGATTTTTCATAAAAGTATTATTATATAAAAATATTTTTTCTAATTTTTATAAATCATATTGCTTAAGAATGGAATATTTTTTTATACGGTGAAACCTCAAATCCATCTGCTATTAAAGCCTTATTTAATTTATCTCTTATAAAATTTGCTGTTAAATAAGATTCTTCATCGTAACAACATCTTAATTTTATTAGTTCCATAATAATATTTTTTTGTTCAGGATTATACCACAATGTCAATATAAAATTGGCATACGGTAGCCTTGTATCAATGTGATCTTCATAAAGCCCTACCAAAGTTTTATAATCAGAAATTCTTCTAATGTCTTCAATTTCTAAATTTTCAGGAGGAAATTTATAAAAAGCGGTAACTGCTGCGTGATATACCGATATCTGGTGCATAGATTGTAAATATTTGCGAGGTTTATCATATGAAAATTTCCATTGTTTGGACTTATCACAATAAGTTAAATTATTAATCCTTATTATATCTTTTAGTTCTTTTTGAATAGTTAAAACTAAGCGTACTGGTTCGCAAAGTGAAATCAAAAGTGAATAAGAATATTCAATATAAAATGGTCTAGTAGGAAAAACTGTTGGGTTTTTAACAATCGTCGCATAGCGAAATGCATTTGGTGGTAAAACTATATTAGGATTATTATTTATATGTTGAGATATAGTGAATAAGCGCATTTCTTCTGGTACTTGTACTAAGTCATCATTTAAACCATCAGCATGGCTATTGCTTGAATGTATATTGGAAATATTATTGGAAGTCATTGTTGTAATTAAGTTCTTTGGAAGTATGTTCATATTAAACTACTATTTATTTTTTATTTTAAAAGCAATTCAATTTTTTTTTCATAAATAAAAAATTTAAATTGTTACTAAATTATGTTATTTCATATTTTATAAAAAAATTATTTTTAATAAAATAAATATTGATTTAGTAAAATATATAATTATTTTTTATAAAATATAAGTATATTATATGAAAGCTGGAGCAGTAAATGTTATGCCTAGTAAAAACCTATTCGTCTCCAATTCGGCTGATACTTTGAAAGCCAGTCCAGTTGACACTTTGAAAGGTAAAATGTCTGATAGTGTAGTTATAAATAAATCACAATCTACTCAAGATATGGATGAAAAACGATTTAATAAGTTGTACCCAAATCATATAAGTATTATTAAAGATAATCAATTGTATACAACACCTGTTTTAATTACAAATACTGACTTACAAATATTAAAACTAGATAAAAATAGTTTCAATAAGATATTTAGTATACTACAAAAAAAATATAAAATATGTAGTGATGTCACAAATGATGAAACATATAGTAAATATATTTCAATAATTAATGAACCTGAAAAAAATATGGATTTAATTTTTATTTTAAATTTATTTCATCTAATGAGATATAATACAACTGAACCATATTTTCAAAAGACTTTATATCCAGTAAAACAGCCTAAAAAAAATTCAACCAACACCATTGTAAAACAAACTGGTGGAGGGTTGATGGATATGATTAAAAATGTTCGTAACCGATTACTTGCTACTGGATTAGGTGTTGAAATAATAGAAACAGGAATATATTTTGCTGGTACACTTATGTCTATTGAAACACTTGCGAAGGTGTTTTCACCAACAACTGGTCAGCCAACCATTGTAGCAGTTAGTATTGTAGCAGAGGCAGTTGGTGTTAGAAATTTAACAGCAATGGTTGGAACTACAATTGGACTACTTAAAGCAGCACCTCAAGAAGGAGATGCTCCTATCCAAGAAGGTAACATACCTCGTAATATATCAATAGGATTAGAAACACTTGACCAATACATAAAACAAACAGCAGTAGTAGTTGGTACTCCGTTGTCAGATATGATAAGGCGAAATATTGCTTCAAGATCTGCTGCTTCTTATGGACATTCTATATCTACAATTAGTTCTATCCCTTTGGCTCAATTAAGACAACAAATAATTCAATTTCAACAAGAATCCGGATATTTAACACCTGCTTTTACAACACAAGAAGTAATTGATGAAGAGGTTCCGCAGAGAATTGATTTTACAGATGAACAGTTAAGGAGTTTTGTAATTTTAGGACCTGCGCCTCAACAGAGAGCAATGTTTACTGACGCAGCAAAAGCACTACTAAATCCATTAAATACCGCTCAACGCCAGTTGGTATCTCAAAGGTATAATGGCATGAATAATGAGGCTGGTCTAGCACTTTTTCCGGTACAAGGTATCACTAGGAATAAATTAGTTATGCTTACTAATAACAGATTAGCTGGCGCTGGATTACAACCAGCACCACCAATTCCTAGAATGCAAATTAATAGGTATAAAACAGTTACTTGTCCAGGATGCGCTCAAGAATTTTGTTTTTTTCCAGTTGCTGGAGGAGAAGGTGGTTATATACATCAAAAATTTGATGATGGCGCTGTTGATGCTATGATGGGAGAATTAAAAGCTAAACACGACAGAGAAGCTCGAGCACAACATGATGAAGCAAATTATGGAGTACCTATAGAACAAAGACCAGCTTTTGTAGAACCACCATTTAATCGTAACGACCCAGCTTTACAACAAAGGGTTAGGTCATATACTGAATTTGTATGTAAAGTAAATATTTTCCCATGTAAACAATTAGTTACTTCGTTGTCAGCAGAACAACGCAGAGATGTTCAATATGTATTTAATTCGAGATTTGGTAAAGAACCTGATACTAGAAATGATGACGAATTACAAGCAGCTTATGTTGATGAGGAAGGCAACGTTGAACCGGAATTACAAGAAGTTCAACAAGAAAGAGAAGCATTCATTCAAAATCGAGAAATAGATGCTTCTCCAGAATCAATCGCACGTTCTGATGCTATAAACAGAAGACTTCATAACCCTCAACAACAACAACCTCAACAACCACAACTACAACCTCAACAACAAATAAACACCGCAATAACTTACGGAGAAAATTTAACTTGTTCTAGATGCCTTGTTAGAGCAATATCCGAAAGAAATTGGCCTTTAAGTTTTGGTCCAGCCAATCAAAACACATCTTTGTCTATTGAAGGAGCACGTGAATTAATAGCAGATTTATCACCAACTGAGATGTCAGTTCGTTTTTCAGGTGATTATCTTGATAATAGTTTAAGGTTGGTATCATTTAATCAAAAATATTTAAATCATGACCTTAGAACAAAAGTTCAAGCTGAAATACAAGCAGAAAATCCTGCACTTGAAGGAGGGGAACTTGAACGTGAAATTAATAGGCGTAAATCATGGATTTGTTGTCCTAGATGTTCTTCAAATAGAATTGGTAGGTTTGGAAGAGCTATAAGAAACGATGATGTAGAAATGTTATATTTAAGTTGTTCTTATTGTCAGTTATCATTTAATGGTTGTGATTTGCAAAGACCATATTTAATGCCTAAAGAGCAGTTTGATGTGTATTCTAGAGGGGAAGTCAAAAATTTAGCAGAGTTTTTTATACATTATAGAAGATTACAAAACAGAGGTCAAGCATTAGTTAGAGTATCAATTGAACGTTATAGACAAATTAGAGAACAACAATTAAGAAGCGAAGCTACAAGAGCTTTTACAAATATGATGGAAAGATATAATAATAGATATTGTCCTAACTGTAATATATTAGGAGTGCACCAACAGGGATGTAGTGTTATGACTTGTAGAGCAGAAGGTATCCCGGGAGCAGCTGGAATAGGTTGTGGACACAAATGGTGTTATTGCTGTGGAGTAGATCTAACAGGTGCAGCGGCCGTCGGCGGTCATGATTCTGCTCATTTTTTATCTGGCGGTAATGCAGATTTAAGAGGACAATACCATTGGTTGCAAGGTGGTTTTTTTGGAGTACAATGTGTTAATGTAAATTTTACCGGTACTTTACCTAATTTGCCTGCTTATCGAGGACCTGATGCCAACGTACGTTTTGATTTGAGACCTCTTGACTATGATGGTAGAGCTAAACTACGAGTAGAACCTGGAGAAGGTCCTAGAGGTAATCCCGATAAATATAGAAAAATGTCACTTGCTATGTTAAAAAAATATCAATACTTAGAAGAAAAGTATCAAAACATGGGGGGTCAGATACCTGGAGGTGGCATTGGCGGTGGTGAACCACCATGGAACTTATTTGCTACTGTTTTTTACGATGACCAACGTGCTGTAGCTTTTGAAGAAGGGTCGCCAAACAATCCTTTAGCAGGGGTACCAGCACAATTAGCTGCGGATATGGCTCGTATTCAGGCTGGTCAAGGTCAACCTCTTTTACCTGAAGCGTTGGTTAATCCCGAAGATATTTTAGAGCATATGGATGGTCGACCAAATCCACAACCAGTAGGACCAAATCCACAACCAGTAGGACCAAATCCACAACCAATAGGAGCAGAAAACCCAGCGATACAACAATTACAAGATCGCATTCATGTATTAATGGACCAAATTGGTGAAGCCGAGTGGAACCCAAACCCGAATGTAGATATTCAACAATTAGAAATTGAATTACAGCAAGCACTTTTGGAATTAGCTGGTCACCAACCAAACCCACATCCACAACCACAACCAGTAGGACCAAACCCACAACCACAACCACAACCAGTAGGACCAAACCCACAACCAGTAGGACCAAACCCACATCCATTAGGACCAGCAGGAGAAATACAAGAACAAATTGATCATATAATGGCTCAACTAGAAGAAGACCCTAATAATGTGGATTTACAAAACGAATTAAATATGGCATTAAACTTACAACAACAAATGGTAGAACCACATCCAAATCCACAACCAAATCCACAACCAAATCCACAACCAAATCCACAACCAATAGGACATCAAAATGATGAATTAATAGCTCATTTATTGGCTCTTTTAGAAGATGACCCAGATAATTTGGATTTACAACTAATGCTAATTGGAGCACAACAAAATAATAATGCTCCTATTTTAGATGTAGATATACCTATTATACCACCTCAACCACAACCAGAACCTATGATTTTAGATGATGATCCTTTTTTGCCTCATGACGATAATATAGATGACATAATAGCAATTATTGGGGCTATAGAACAAGATGAACCACAACCACACCCACGACCAGTAGGACCACGACCAAACCCACCACCTTGGGAAAACCCTTGGGATATTATAGCTCCACTACCACCACAACCAAGACCACCAGCTCCACTACCAGGTCCAGATTGGAATCGACCAGGACCAGGACCACGACCAGTAGGACCACGACCACGTCCACGTCCAGATTGGCAAGCACAAATTGAAAGACAACGTCGTGAACAAGAACAAAGAGCAGCTGAAGCAAATCATCAGAGACTTATTCAAATAAGAGATGCTGTTCAACAACACTTAGACCGTGCCGGTGATAATGATTTTCAACGTGAAGTTGCAACTAGAGCTTTAACAGCAATAGAACAATGGATACGAGAAAATCGTCTAGTTCCTCATGACAATGAACCTGTGTTTACTAAACTTATTGAAGAATACAACATTCAATTATATTGTGAAGAATTAGCACAATATGCGGGTCGGCATAGACTGAATATTGATACTTTACGCATCCATAGAGGATTTTTTGGAGGAGGATTTCGCTTTTATTTTTTGGATACAGATCAAGGAATGATGTTTGGCATTACTGGTATTCTTGAAGCAATACCACAAGTGCGATTTGCAGAAGGTTATGAACCACAACACATTAGACCTTCAGCTGAAAATTTATATTGGCTTTCTTACGAGTTTAACATGTTTGTTTATGGTCAACCTGAACGAAGATCTATTATAGATGTATTATTACAAGGTCGAGAAGATGAACTAGAGGTATTATATAGAATTATTAAACACGGCGGACGACCACCACGTGGTGGTAATTCATTTAATAAAAAAACAAAACGTTATATTAAAAATAAAAATCATAAATATACTAAAAATAAAAAACAGAAAAAATTACAAAAATCTTTAAGACGAATGAAAAAGTCTTTTAAAAAATTGTATAACAAAAACAAAAAATCAAAAAAAAATTAAAATAATATATAATAGTATCAAATTATAAATAATAAAATAAAATTTATATTAATATCAATGTTAATATAAATAAAATCATAAAAATTTCTAAAGTAAATTTAATATTTCTTGTCTAAAATAATAAAATGTTAAATCATCTGTATCACGAAAAGGGTTCTGAAATTCAATAATAATATTATTTTTATCTTTATCATAAAATAAAGCAATTGTAAATTTTGTCCACTTAAGTTTTATTTCATAATCATCATCGTCATCATCTCTTGCTGATACAAATTTTTCTTTTGCTTTAAGTGTAACACATTGAGCACACCATTTTTTTGTATTAATTTTTCTCTCAATTAACTTATTGGATTTATATTTTTCTATACTATATTCTATATTTTTAAAATTATCAATTCTGTTTCCCAAGTTAAAGTGATATTCTGTTTCCCAATTTAAAGCTTTTAAAATTCTTGCTAATCCATTAGTTCCATATTCAATTTCCCATTGTTTTTTATATGAGTCGTATTTCATGCAAGATAAACCTTCATAGGAATCAATATACTGATTAATTTTTGCCACTATTAATTCCGGATTACAAAACGAAATTTCTAAACTACCACATCTAATAAAAGCAGGCCTTAAAAACAATCCAACTTCCGAGCAAAATTTAATACCTGGTTCAAAAAGTAATTTTGGTGGTGGTGGTAATATAATATTAGCTTTTTGCATTGTAAATATATAGAATTATATATAACATTTATTTATATTTTACAATCAATTTTAATTATGTAAAAAATTGATTGTAAAATATACTTAAATATATATTTTATAATCAATTATGACAGATAATAAAATAAAACCAAAGTTTTTTCAAAACGAAAAAAAATTTGAAGTTGGAAAATCTTATGAAACCTTAAGCGTACAAACTCCTAGATGGGGAACATATGAATCTAATTTGGAAACTTGTGATGAGATTGGAACAATCAAGCCTAATTCAGAAAAATTTTTAGGTAGATATGTTAGTAGCCAAAACTATGGCTATGGTGATAACGGAGGTAGGTATGATTATTTTATAAATGAAAAAGGCGAGAACGTAACAAATTGTTTAGATTATGACGGAACAACTAGATATAGAATGGTACATACTCATATGGAAGAAAGATTACCTTATTTAAGTGTTGTTGAGGGTGTTGGACATGGTATAAATTTAAACGGAGAAAATGAACATATAAATACATATATATTAAATGAGTTAGTAGTTAAAGAAGTTTGTAGTATTATGAACCCTAAATTATAATTAAGTATTAAAAAAAATTGAGATGATAATAATTCAATATATTTATATCAGATTAACAAACAAATGTCTTCGAATAACTCAAATAATTCAAATACTAATAATGGAGAATATGCTTCATTTACTTTTAAAATTGTTTATACCGAACAAGTAGTAACTTTAAATATACCTACAAATTTATGTATAGCAAACTTCATTGAGCATGTTAAGTACAAGGTACAAAATGCTTTTAATATTGATAGAAATTTAAATATTGAAATTGTTGAAGCTGGTCAAGGAGGAGATGGAATAAGAGGAGAAGAAGCGCCGGCAATAACCTTTGATTTAAATACAACTATAAGAGAAAAATACAATGGAGTTTATAATTCAGTAGCATATTATATAAGAATTTTATAATGACTTATTTGTATCAGGTTTAAAACAATTTAAAACTATAAAACAAGAACACATTTGTAAATAAACATTATTTGATTTTACATCCGGTTCAATTTCGACATCAACTTTATTATTACTTAAAGCATTAGTATCGTTATTATTATCATCATTAATAATTTCATTATTGAGAACTTTGTTAGGTTCTTCAGTAATAATTTTTTTTTCCATTTAAATATAAAATGAAAAAAAAATTTTATTTTATATTTATAACTAATTAAATATAAATTTTATATAGATTTTTTACATAAGATTTTTAGATAGAATTATCATCTTCTGTGTCACAGGAATTTTCTTCATCGTCAATATCACCACTTTCACCAGCATCACTATCAATATCATCCTCAATTTCTATAAATTGATTATCTTGCCATATCACTTTTTTTGTATTAAATAATCTATTCATATTTATAATTTCAGGTTTATCAGTTTCAGACGTAAATAATTTTAAAATTTGTACGTCATCTCTAAACCTTATAGTATAATTTTGTTGGATATTATTTCTGCCAATTCTTCCCATAGCTTGAATAATTTTTTCTTGTGTCAAATCTAAGTCTTTGCTAAGAAAGGCATGACAAAATTGATAATTTGTTCCATAAATATAATCACTTGTAGCAAGAATTATACATAACTTTTGCTGGTCAGCAAGTTTTTTCATAATTTCAGTGTAAGTAATATTTTCATGATTAATAAACACACCAATGCCCATCATTAAAAGTACTTTCCAAGCATTATCAACACCTTTAAGCGCCATTATATCAGAAACTATTTGTTCATCTATATTACTTGTAAAAGCTCCTCTAGTTTCAACTTCTTCCGCCCATTTATCTAAATGCATTTTTTTATTGGGAATAAATGTGTCATTCAATGATGCCGATTTAATCATCAATCTTAATGTGTTAATTTCTTGAGTTAACTTTGAAATTTCTCCTTTGTTTTCAAATTCAGGGGGAACATCTCTAGACATTTTTTTTGGGTCTTTATTTGATTTACATCTGCCAGAAACTTTTTGTCCTCCATGAAATGCCGAAACAACATTTTTTACCATTTTATCTGCGTTTTCTTTAATTACATCAAGTTGTGACTCTAATTCATACAACCTTTCATTTATAACATTATTATAATCAATTTTCTTCATTATATCTTCCATTACTTGAGCTGGAATATTTGCCTGTTGAATATAAAATTTAGCAAGTTTTTCAATATCATTTGAAATTAAAATAGTGGGTCCATCTGTTAAAGTGTAAGCATCTTTTGTAGTGAAATAAACACCTGATGTTCCTTTTTGTGTTTCAGATGCTGGTTTTGTAACTATTTTTGTAACTTGTTCACTTGCTAATCGTGTTAATGGCTTTCCAGATAATTGTGAACTACTTAAGGTACTAGAAATACCAGGTCCAATGCTTCTTATTTTTGTAATTTTATTACCTTTTGGGTCAATGGTAGCGTTTTCAAATATTCTCGGTGTTCTTAATAACCCAAAATGACTATATATTTGGTCCCATTTATCAGCAAGTATATTTTGTAAAATATGAATATAATAAATTTTTATACTTTTCATATTAATATCATCTAATGTATCAAAATGTCTCTCTAATTGTGTTTTAGAGTTGCCAAATTGATTAGAAATAACATAAATAATAAATTGAACAACTTCTTTTAAATCAAAGTATCTAAGAAGTGTTAAATAATTATCACAATGTTTCGCAATTTCTAACATTTTATTGTAATCGCTATGTAAATAATGAGGCAAAACTACATAACCATCTTTGTTAATAATAGGAATAGATTTTTTACAGTCATGACTAACTATATTGAAAATTTCAGCCCCAGGAAATTTATTTAAGAAATCTGGCAATGTTTCTGTGAGCTCATTTTGTTTAGGTAAAGTGGCTGACGATAATACAACATTAGGAATACAATTTTTCTTCCAATTTTTTCTAATTGTAGAATGAAAGTCGTGTTCATCATAATCTAAGGTAATTGTTGGCTCATCCCAATACATAATAATATCATCGGGTTTAAAGAATGCCAACATATAATACATTGCTGGTAAATATGACTTGATGTCACATATCATAATTTCTACATTATTTCCGACACTATTGTCAACCTTTCCTATGCCACCAGTGCGTTTATTTATAGTAAATTCTTTTGCCGCGAAATAATGAAGTCTAATATCATCGGCACTAGCACAACCAAAGGCAAATGCTATTTTTTTCTTGACTGAAATAGCAGCTCTTGCTAAAGCTAAACCTACGTGTCTTGCTGCGCACACAAAGATAATTTTTTTCTGCTCAGACAAGGCAATTGGTGTGAGAGTTTTCCCAGTTCCTGTAGGAGCCATGTATAATATCAATTTAGGCTTCGAAATTTTACATAATGAAAATATTTCTTTTTGATGTTCATATAATGTTAAATCGCCATACTTTAATAAACTTTCATTTCTCTCAATAAATTCAACAGCATTTTCAATAATTATAATTTTATCAATCGCGCCTTCAAATATATTTAATGTTCTTTCTACAAGTTCTTTTATATGACGATTAATTTTTAATACATTATTTCTAATTAATTTATGTAATGTGAAATAGTGAAAGTGGAATAACTTAGAATTTGATGATTTTTTATTGAACACAAGTTGTTCTAAATGAGTTAACAATATATACTCATAAATTTCTATTTTTTTTAATGTATTAATATCAAATCTTTCTAACCTAATTTTATCAGCTGAATTTAATTTTGTTTCACTATCAATTTTCATTTTTTTATAAGAAGCATCAGCAGTTTGTAATTCATTTTCAATTTTATCGCTAGCTTCACGAAAGTATTTATTGAATAAATAATCTTCCATTTTTAACGTATATTCTATCTTTAAAAATGTAAAGAGAGAATTTGTATCATTATTTCTAATATTTACGTCATGATAACCTTTGACAATCATATTTAATACATCGACTTCAGCTTTAGAAACAGAAACCTCAATGGAGGTCCATTCTGATTTGTTTAATTTTCGTTGTTTAAGATCCATTGTTGGGTAGTTGTTGAATATCTACCAGTATCTTTAAGTGTATTTTTTGTTTCAATTTTTTTTAAAATTGAAATAAAATAATATAAATAAAATAATGATAATATTATAAGAAAATATGTCTAACATACAATTAGTTTCTATTGACGGTAATATTGGCTCAGGAAAATCAACATTATTGGAAAAATTACGTGAGCATTATAAGGATAATCCTAATGTTAAATTTGTAAAAGAACCTGTTGATGAATGGGAAAAAAATACTGATGAAAATGGAGTTACAATTCTTGAAAAATTTTATGAAGATCAAGAAAAATATGCGTTTTCCTTTCAAGTAATGGCATATATTTCTAGATTAAAAATTTTAAAAAATACTTATAAAAATATTAATTCTTCTAATAGAACTATAGTTATAACAGAGCGTAGTTTATTTACAGATAAAATGGTTTTCGCAAAAATGTTATACGATACAAAAAAACTTGAACATGTTAATTATCAAATTTACTTAAACTGGTTTGACACATTTTCTCAAGATTTTCCACTTCATAAAGTAATATATGTGAAAACTTCACCTGAAAAATGTCATTCGAGAATTTTAAAACGCGCACGAGAAGGAGAAAATTTAATACCGTTAGAATATTTACAAAGTTGTGATAAGTATCATAATAATATGTTAGATAAGACTTCACAAGAATGTATTTGTAAAGAACAATTAGTTTTAAATGGAAATGTAGATATTTATGAAAATCACAATCAAATTAAAGAATGGATTTCTGAGATTGATAAATTTATTAATTATTAGTTTATATTAAATATAAATTATATAATATATTTATGACTGAGCAGCCTATAATAAAATGTCCTCATTGTGAAGAATATATTATTATTGAACAAATAAATTGTGGAATATTTCGACACGGTACATTAAAAACTAACGGAAAACAAATAGAACCACATGCTTGTAAAGAATTATGTGAACATTATGTTAAATATGAATTAATATATGGTTGTGGTAAGCCATTTAGAATTTCAATTGAAAATTCTATTTTTGTGTGTGAAATTTGTGATTATATTTAATTAAATTTCTTTTTTTTTGTATATTGTCTATTTCAAACGTTAAAAAATAATTTATAGTAAGTTTTAATAAAGTCAATACTACAATAATTATCAATTGTTTATAATTTTTTATATAAAATATTTTTAAAATTTCTATAGCCAATATAAATGATAATGCTAAAGAAATAGATTCTCCCAATGATAACCTTGTATCCTCAAAAGCTAAGTTAACATTATTAAATTCTTTTACAAATATAAAAATAGAATATATTATACTTATTGAAATTATAATTACTGCGACTGTATAAGTAATTATTTCAATTATAGAAACTATATATTTTAAATGATTACTATAGTTATTTATAAATGACATATATATTATATAAATAAATAAATAATACATATATAAAATAAATTTAAACATATTAGATTTAATAATTTAAATGAAAATTATGTCAACATCATTGTCGCTTATGAATTTAATTAATATGGGTTTTAAATATGTAATTCAAACTAGTGATACTTATAAAATTGATGAATCGCATGCTTTAAAACATAGTATGGAAGTATATGGTTTAGCGAAAAAAATCTATGAAAGTGAAATAGAAAAAAATCCTTTTTTAGAAAAACAAAAAGAAATAATTTATATGGCATCTATTGGTCATGATATGTGTGATAAAAAATATATGGATGAAAAAATAGGTATAAAAAAATATCAAACTTATTTGACAGATTTTATGGAACCGTCTGATTTAGATATAATGGGAAAAATTATAGGCACAATGTCTTATTCAAAGGTAAAAGTAAATGGGTTTCCAAATTTGGGCGAATATCAGTTGGCTTATCATATTGTGAGAGAAGCTGATTTATTAGCATCTTACGATATTGATAGATGTATAATGTATAGAATGTGTAATGGAAGTAATATTGGTTATTATGATGCTTTAAACGAAGCTTTAGAATTATTTGACTACCGAATTTTTAAATTGAGGAGTGATAAATTATTTATTACAAATTACTCAAAGAGAGAATCATTAAAATTACATAAAAAAGCAAAAAAAGATGTTAAATCTTTAAGTGAAATTTAAAAATTAAAATCAACTACAACTGGGAAATGGTCAGAATCATATTTTCCACAAAACTCATTATAACCATGATAAATAAAAGTATTATTAATATTTTTTCTTATCTTTTCAGTAACTAATATATGGTCAATCATCGAATAATCTTTTATTGAAGACGTATTACAATTATTATCTGAATCCCACCAGTCACTATATCTTTCATTTTGAACAATAGTTTCGGCAGAACTATAAAGTTCATATTTGCCAGCGAGTTCACCTTTTAATCCTTTTAAAATATCTAAAACAGCTGATGTAGGTTTATTATTATTAATATCTAATATTTCATTATCATAATCATTAAAATCCCCTAACATAATTATTTCATAATTTCTATTTATAAAATCATAAATAACACTTTGTAAAACTGATGCTTGAGCTTCTCTCTGTGCGCATCTTGGTGGATCTTTTGGAATAGCCAATAAATGTGCTGAAATAAAAGCAATATTCATTCCATTTAATTCATATTCAGTAATGTAATGTTTACTAACACCAGATGACCCACCAGAACCGGTATAACCACAATTGGACCCTACAATTGGATATTTATATTTTAATTCACTTCTATATAAGCTTTTAATGGGGTCAACGCGTGTCAACATTCCGACATTTTGACCAGTACTGCTATCAGTGCCTTTTTTTAAGTAGGGCACATAACTATTATCTAACTTATTTTTTAACATATTAAGCTCATCACAGCCTTCTACTTCACAAAAATTTATTATATCTGGATTTATTTCTTTTATGCGTTTAGCTATAACATCCATGTGATTTTGAGCTTCAGTTAAATTTTTCCATGTACAACCATCACCTGGACAATTCATAGGACTATAATAATCAATAAACAACCATTCTACATTATATTGAACCAACCTAAGTTTTGTTTTATCTGTTCTTCTATCACCAACACTCGTAACAATAGGACATTCAGTTTCGGCAAAAATAAATTTCGTAAACAAATAAAAAAATAAAATCCATTTAAACATTTCTTTATATTAGTTTACAAAATATATTATTTATATTAAATTAAAATTGAATATAATATAAACATGTTTTATTACAATATAACAAAAATGCTTCCAAAATTGAATATCATATCTAAATTGTCCTCAAAAATTTACCCAGAAATTGGTTTTATAATGAACTTTGATGGTTGTAGTAAAGGAAATCCTGGATTAGGAGGTGCTGGAGCGGTTATTTGTTATAATAACGACGAAATTTGGTCCGGGTCGTTTTTTGTAGGAAAAAATGCTACAAATAATCATGCTGAATATGCTGGTCTTATATTAGGTTTACATCAGGCAGTAGAATTTGAAATTAAAAGTTTATTAGTTAAAGGTGATAGTCAATTAGTTATTAATCAAATGGCAGGAATATATAAATGTAATTCACCGAATTTAATTGAGTTACATGAAAGGGCAAAAGAATTAGAAAGTAAATTTGATTCAATAAAATATGAACATGTTTTTAGAAATTTTAATAAACGCGCTGATGAATTATCAAATATTGCTATAGAAAATTATTTAAAAAATGAAGTAAAAATTTAATATTCAAGCAACTGAATATTTAAAACTTTATTTGGTTTATATTTTAAAATATCTAGTTCTTTTTTAGTGGTAGGAAATTCATCAATTCCGTATATATCTTGTAACATAAGCCATTCAAATAATCCACCAGTATAAATATATACATTATAAAATCCTAGAGAAGTTAATTGACTATGTTTACTATAAATTTTTTCATCATTACAGTTCCGTCCATAAATAATAATTTTTACTTGTTTATTACCATTTTTTAGTAAATTATTTATTAAATCTACTTCTTTATGAATTCCAACAGTATTTGGTATTAAACAACCTTGTTCATTTTCATTTAATGTATTAATTAAAATATGTGCTTCAACATTTTTAATAACGTATTGTACATCTTCATAATTTATTTTTGGCATTGATTGAGTGTTTCCCATACATAAGTATTTAAATTAATTTTTAAATAATAAATTACTTTAAATTTAAAAATTAATAATTAAATTATAAAATTATTATTTTCTTCTTCTACTTCTACATTTACCTCCTCTATGTTTTCTACTTCTACATTTACCTCCTTTTTTATGTGTTTTATGTCTACGTCTTCCTCCATAAGAGCTTGGTGTAGTAGCTGTTGGTTGATAACTTGATGAAGTGCTGCCAGAAATTTTTTGTTTAGCACTACTTATACCTTGTGATATATTTTGCCCTAAATTTGTAAAAAAGTCCATTTATATTATAAATATATAAATTAAATTTTTAAATCAATGAAATTGAACTACAATTTCAACCTCTTCTTTTTTAATACTTTTTGTCGCTGAAATTGATAGTTCTTCTCTCTTTTTTCTCGTTTTAGAATTATCAACAATCGTTTCCTTTCTTTTTGACGTACTATTTCGGCTATTCATATCTTTTTCAATAATTTCATAATTTTCCTCAATATATTCAATAACGCGATTTTCAATTGCCCATTTAAAAAAATTTAATTGTCCAATAGTAGTTTCAATACATGTTCCAGTCTTATATGGAATACTTATTCTATCCCAACGACAAAAGGGGTCAAATCGTTTTTTACTATATGCTTTTAATTTAAGTTTATAATCAAAATATACCTTAAATCTAATAGTATTATCATTTGTATCAATAGAATATAACGTATAATTTTTTTTAGCATAATTTGTTACAAACCAATCTACTATACGTAGCGAAATTTTTGATTCGCCTGTAATAATTTTTAACATCCTACTTAAATATTTTTCATTTTTATAAAAATCCATTAAGTTATTTAGCAATAATTCATTTTGCGTTGCATAATTTGTTGAAACGTTCATTATGTTAAAATTAAAAATCGTATTTAAGTTGTTTATAAAGAAATTAATTTATTTTAATTTTAAAAAAATAAATTAATATAATATAAAATGAACAGTTTTTATAGTAATTACTTAGGTCCTTTAGATAAAGATTCTTGTTTTTATTTTTTATTTTTAACAATAATATTTTTAATTGTATTAATTATAGTTTTCATTTCTGAAATTTATTTTATCTTGTTTCACTATCAAAAATTAACATACCAAGTATTTACTAGAGGATTATTGATTTTATGTAATACTTTTCTTGCTTATTTCGTTAATCGTTTGTTATTTACAATGTGTTCAAAATCATTATCTTAATTATTTTCAGAAGTAGCACGCGTTAATCCTTGTGTTGTATTTACTGGTTTTAAAAATTGGTCTCTTATTGAAATATCATTTACATAACTATTATCATTTAAAAAAGGATTAAACCCTATTTGTTGTACCATTTCTCTACTTGCTATTTTTGTATCCAACTCTTCTCTCTTATTTGATACTTTAAAACCATTATTTGCTGCTTGTTGATTTAATAATTCCCACGTATTTTCATCATGATTTAATGATGATGTATATGCCGCAGAATCCATTTCTTTACTAAATTGTTTACTTTCTAGCTCTTGAACATGTTTTAATCTTCTAGACCTTTCATAAGGTTCGCCATTTGTCCATTTCTTTTCCATACTAATAATATTAATATAGGTATTAAATATTATTAATAAACTTATATATCATTAATAAACTTATATATCATTTTTTACTATATTTAATTGTTTTGTAAATAAAAATTTTTCATCCGTCCGTCGTCTTCTTTTTAAATTACATTCTAAACAAGCTAAATGATAATTATCTATATTATGACCTATATCATTATCAATTCTATCAACAGACCATTGTTTCATTTCTCTCGAAATATCATATAAAACATTCATTTCATTTTTACAATAACGACATTTTAATTCACATTCTACTATTTTATTAATTACAGATTCAAATGTTAAAAAATTTGGTTCATCATAATGTTTTTTTAAAATATCTTGTTGTTTATAACCATATATTTTTTTATTTATTTCTTGAATTGCTATTTTAGATACGTCATCATAAGAATTATAAGTATTATTTAAAATTTCTTGTATCATTTTTATTTGTTTTGAATATTCAAAATGTTCTTCTGAAAATGACCATTTTTCTGATTGAACTCGTTTTTTTATTTCCTTTTCTGACTTACGTTCATTAATTAATTGTTTTACTTTATATCTATTATTTGTACCATATATATTTATTTTTTTTGAATTTTCATCCATAATATATAATATATTTACTTTTTAAATCAATATAAAAGTTGTTCAATAAATATATATTTTATAAAACTAAGTTAAACTTAAAACTATATATTATATATAAAAATGGAAGAAAAAAATGACAATGAATGTCAAGAACTAAAAAATATTAAGTATAAAACAATGTTATTAAATGGTGTACATTTGGCTGAAACTAAATCATCTAATGATCTTTCTAATCTTGAAAAATTCCTTGAAGCAGAAATGATTAATAACAGTAATGAACCTTGGTGTAAATTAAACAACACTATAAAGACAAAAAAATTAACTGAATATGTAGAATTATATAAAAAAGAAAATAACTTGGATGAAGAAGAAACTAAACTTTTAACTATATTTTTAAAAGATAGTCTAAATAAAAAAAAATTATCAAGGGTTAAAGATGTTGTTTATGATAAAATAAATGGAATTGTTAAAGAAATACCTGCTTTATCATATAATAAAGTAAACAAACATTTCACATTTAAAAATATTGACAAACGGGTTTCAACATTAAAATCACTTACACCAAAAAAAGGGAATGGGACTATAAGAAATAAAGTATTAAATAATACCAAAGAAAATAACGATTCTGAATCAGATAATGAAAATTAAACATTGTAGTTTTGTTATATAATTATTAATTTATATTAAAAACATTTAAATTAATATATATAGTAATATGTTACTTTCAGAATTAGAAGAACTAGAAGATATATTAGATAAATTAATATTTGAAGAAGAGCCATCAATATTTACCGAAGAATATACCAATGAATTTGTTGAAACTGCTATGCTTTTGATGGATGAATATATAAATTTAAATCCACATATTATTTCTGAGCCAGCTTTATATAATATAATATTAGAAGAAATTACTGATATTTTTTATATTCAAATGGAAGAACATATTGAAGACTTAAACAATGGTGATATTATTGAAGATGAAATGAATGAATTAATTGAGGCAGCTTTAAAAATTTTTCTTACTACATTTTATCCTGATAAATTAGATAATATTAATATTTTTGAACAAGTCGAGTATGACGATGAAGAAATTTTTATTATTAAAGAAAAAATACAGAAATTGAGAGAAATTCCGCAACCAGTTCAAAGAACACTCGCGTGGTACATATTTCGCTGGAATTTAATTACCGCTAGTAATGCTTGGAAAGCATTTGAAAGTCAACCTACTATTAATCAACTTATTTATGAAAAATGTCAACCACTTAAGGATTTGAATAATCAGGATGAAGAAGAACAAAATAAAATGGTAAACACAAATACACCTCTACATTGGGGACAAAAATATGAACCATTATCGGTTTTACTTTATGAATCCATGTATAATACTAAAGTTGAAGATTTTGGATGCATTCAACATTCTGTCTATAAATTTTTAGGTGCTTCTCCAGATGGTATTAATGTTGATACTAATTCAGAACGTTTTGGTCGCATGTTGGAAATTAAAAATGTTGTAAGTCGTGATATTAATGGAATACCAAAAAAAGAATATTGGACACAAATGCAGTTACAAATGGAAGTATGTGATTTAGATAGTTGCGATTTTTTGGAAACAAAATTTGTTGAATATCCAGATACACAAAGTTTTTATAATGATGTATTTATTGATGAAAATGGTAATAAAAATTTAACTATGACTGCTGATAAAAAAACTAAAGGTATTATAATGTATTTTCATACAAAAGAAAGTAAACCTTTTTATAGTTATAAACCACTTAATGTTATTTCGGATTATGATATTCAATGTTGGGAAGAGTCTGAACTTGAAAAATATGAAGCAGCTCCGTTTAATTATATTTTTTTTAAGTTTATATATTGGAAGTTAGAAGTATTTAGTTGTGTACTTATATTAAGAAATTGTGAATGGTTTAAAAATAATATAGGCCAATTAGAAAAAGTTTGGAAAACAATTGAAGAAGAGAGAATAACCGGATATGAACATAGAGCTCCTATTAAAAAAGCTAAAAAAGAACCATTAAAGCCTTTTGTTGGTGTTAGTGAAAATCAAGGTTGTCTTTTGAAATTTAATAAAATAATTAAAGTAGATACTTAAGATATTTAGTTAAAATATATATATAATATATAAATGGGTCGTTCAAAAAGTAGAAGAAGTAGAAGAGGTGGAGATAACCAACAACTAATGGGTCGTATCCAAAATTTAGAAACTCTAATATCTGAAGCACAAGTTGATTTAAACAATTTAAAACAAGATATAGCAGCTACGCCTATGATGCCAGAAGCTGCGCCTATGATGCCAGCTCCTGAACCTATGATGCCAGAAGCTGCGCCTATGATGCCAGCTCCTGAACCTATGATGCCAGCTGCTGCGCCTATGATGGCACCAACAATTAATAAATCTTGGCAAACAAATAAAGACATAAAATTTAGAGACGGTGCTGGCGGTCGTGTTTCACTTTCATTCCCTAGAATAATGACACTTATTGATCAAAATAAAAACGCTCCTAGAACAAATGGCAGAACAGGGATGTGGTCTGAAATTAAATCAGAGTTAATTAATGCTAATTCTTTGAATGAAGTTCAAGATGTAATCAACAAATATAAATTATCTTTTACTTCTAATTATGTTAGTGGAGGAACAAGAAAAAGAAGACGTAATAAGAAAAAATGCACATCAAAAAGACGCTAATTATGTTTAATATTTTATATAATATGATAATTATTATATAAAAAATATATTTAATAAAGAATATTCTGCATATTAGTTCTAAATGGTAATAAATTTATATTTGTATCAAAATATCCTATTCTGGTTCCACAATCAGGATTTAAAGGTGGTAAAGGTTCAACATAATTGCTTTTGATAAATTTTTCATGATATAACGCACCACACATTGAACCAGGTTCACACGTACCTACATCTGGATTATTTGGATATCTAATATTATTTGTTATTTGTTTATATGAACCTAATTTGAATGTAGGATAATGCCACCATATATCATTAGATGTATCATCAGAAATTTGATTTTTACCAATTGGTGGATATGTATCTTGAACTAATACTTCGGTTTGAGCTGCTGGAAAATTTCCAAATGCTCCCCCTAAAGTATAATTTGAATACCCCTCCATCTTCTTAAAGGTTTCTGATATTTTAAATAAAAGAGGTAGACCTAGAGCTAACACTAAAATAATTAATAAAAATACAATTTGATTCATATATATAATTTATATATTATTTTACAAGCTATTTAAAATAATATACAACTTAAAATTAATAAAATAAAGGTTTAAAACTAATATAATTAATTATATAATAATGGAAAATTCAACTGAAATGCGTGTAACTAAGAGAGATGGACAATTACAAGAAGTATCATTTGATAAAATTTTAGAAAGAGTAAAAAAATTAGGACAAGAAGCAGGAATTTCTATTAATTATTCATCGCTTGTAATGAAAGTAATCGACCAGTTATATGATAAAATACCCACCGCAAAAATTGATGAGTTGGCAGCAGAACAATGCGCATCTCTTTCAACTAATCATCCAGATTATGGAACACTATCAGCTCGCATTATTATTTCAAACCATCAAAAAAATACCTGTCCTGATTTTTTTAGTGTTATGAATGAATTGTACAACTTTACAAGTCATACTGGAGAAAAAAAATCGCTTATTTCTAATTTACTATGGTTATATTCTTCAAATTTTTCAGAAGAAATTAATTCTATGATTGACTATAATAGAGACTATTTAATTGATTATTTTGGTTTTAAAACTTTAGAAAGATCATATTTATTTAGAATTAATAATAAAGTTATAGAGAGACCACAACATATGTGGATGAGAGTAGCTATTGGAATTCACGTTGATGAAAATTTTAATTCTGAAAATTGCTTGAAATTAATAAAAGAAACTTATGATTTAATGTCACAAAAATACTTTACACATGCTACTCCAACCCTTTTTAATGCTGGAACACCAAGGTCTCAATTATCTAGCTGTTATTTAATCGCAATGGAAGATGATAGCTTAGATGGTATTTATAATACTCTTAAAGATTGCGCACTAATTTCTAAATATGCTGGTGGAATAGGTCTTCATATTCATAATATTAGAGCAAAAGGAACCCATATTCATGGAACAAATGGAACATCAAATGGACTTGTACCTATGTTACGTGTGTTTAATAATACAGCCAGATATGTTGACCAAGGGGGTGGAAAACGTAATGGTTCTTTCGCAATTTATTTAGAAACATGGCACGCTGATATTGAAGATTTTTTAGAATTAAAGAAAAATCACGGTGATGAAGAATTAAAAGCTCGCGACCTCTTTTATGCTCTTTGGGTTTCTGACCTTTTTATGGAACGTGTTAAAAATAACTCAAAATGGTCTCTTTTATGTCCTAATGAGTGCCATGGATTATCAGAAGTTTATGGTGATAATTTTAAAGAACTTTATGAAAAATATGAAAATGAAGGAAAATTTAGAAAAGTTGTTAATGCTCGTGAGTTATGGTTTAAAATTTTAGATTCACAAATGGAAACCGGAACACCATATATTCTTTATAAAGACGCAGCTAACCATAAATCAAATCAACAAAATCTTGGCACTATTAAGAGTTCAAATTTATGTTGTGAAATTATAGAATATTCTGATAGTAAAGAAACTGCTGTCTGTAATCTAGCTTCCATTGGTCTTCCTACATTTGTTAATGAAACTACTAAAACATTTGATTATGATAAACTTCACGAAGTTACTAAAGTTATTACTAATAATTTAAATCGTGTTATTGATATTAATTTTTATCCAACTGAAAAGACTAAAAATAGTAATTTTAAACATAGACCTATTGGTATTGGTGTTCAAGGATTAGCTGACACTTTTATTCTTCTTGATATACCTTTTCATTCTGAACAAGCAAAAGAAATTAATAAACATATTTTTGAAACTATTTACCATGCTGCTTTAGAGAGAAGTAATGAAATCGCAATTTCAAGATTTAATGAAATTACAAGAAATAGTAAATATGAACAGTTACAAAATATTATTTCACCAACATTTAATTATGAACCAGTTAGCAGTTTAAGTGTATATGGTCATAAAGATTTGTTACACTGTGAATTTAGTAATTTGTCTCGTGAACATTGTGGTGCGTATAGTTCATTTGAAGGTTCTCCTACTTCACAAGGTATTCTTCAATTTGATATGTGGGATGTAACCCCTAGCGCTCGTTATGATTGGAATAAGCTTAAAGAATCTATAAAAAAATATGGTTTAAGAAATTCTCTTCTAGTCGCACCTATGCCAACAGCTTCTACATCACAAATTTTAGGATATAACGAATGTTTTGAACCTTTTACTAGCAATTTGTATTCGAGAAGAACACTCGCAGGTGAATTTGTTGTTGTCAATAAATATTTAATGAAAGAGCTTATTGAACTTGGATTATGGAATGAACAGATTAAAAACAATATTATTGCTAATAAAGGTTCTATTCAACAATTAAGTATACTTCCGGAACATACCAAAAACAAATATAAAATTGTTTGGGAAATGCCTATGAAACATCTTATAGATATGGCTGCTGATAGAGGTGCTTTTATTTGTCAAAGTCAAAGTCTAAATTTATGGTTAGAAGACCCAACATATAATTCATTAACTTCTATGCATTTCTATTCATGGAAAAAAGGATTAAAAACTGGAATTTATTATTTAAGAAGAAAGGCCAAACATCAAGCTCAACAATTTACAATTGAACCACAAGCAAATGAACATAAAGAAGAAAAAGATGAAATTTGTGAAATGTGTTCAGCATAAAAAGTACATAGTTACATTTTACACATTTTGACATTTTAAATGACCAAATATGTAAGACAGATAAATTTTTTAATTAACGTCTTCTATTTGATGGTTTATTTACATATTTTTCATAATAACTTAAAAAATATATTATCTAGTATATTAGAAATGAAATATCCATATTATATTCAAAAAGATTTAGATGATGGTAATTATCAAGAACAATGCGGTCTTTGTTGTTGTATTCCTCTATATTTCTTTAATTGTGGGTTTAAACTTGGTTTTTACAAAAATGAAACGCATTGTAGTCAACCATTATGGTGTGGAATTTATAATTATAAATATAATAAATAATAAAATTTATATCATAAAAAAAATTAATATGATATAAATTATTATGTATAATTAAATTTTATTCAAAACACTTCACACTTTTTTGCTATAGTTTTAAAATTTGTACAACTTGTATTTAAATCTAATTTGTACTTCAATTTCATAAAACATCTTAAGGTTACTAAAATATCGTTAAATGAATTATGTAAATTTTTTGGTGTAGTTTCAAATAACTTTTCATGTAATTCAAACAATTTTGGGTATTTTAAATATGGCATTCCTTTTCTGCCTAATACTGTTATATTACATAATTCAATTGATTCTTTCAATGAACAAGTGCAACAAATATTTTTAAAATTTGTCAAGAAGTGAAAATCAAATTTAATTTGTAATTTGTCAGCTTGTGTATGAGAATATATTTGACGGAGTATTTCTACTTTCACCATATTTATATCAAATGCTATGTTGTGACCAACTATTATATCAACATTTCTTAAATGACAAAAGAACTTTTGTAAAATTAAATTTATTTCTACTCCTTTTCGCTTTGAAATTGCGTTTGTTATTCCATGAAATTTGGTTGATTCTTTTGTTATATTTATACCTTTACCTACTTTCACAATTGAATCACAAGTTTCAGTAATAACATTCTCTTCTGTATCGTAAATAATATAACTAAATTGAACAATATGAGGCCACAAATGTAACATATCAGGATTTAAAATTTTTGTTTCTGGTAATCCAGTAGTTTCGGTGTCAAAAACAAGAACACGCATGTTATTTTAATTAATTTGTTATAAAGATTTTAAGTTATTGTCAATAAGTATTTATACAGTTTATTAAAAAAATATATATAATATCAATTTTTTTATTAATCATTAAATATTTTAAGCAAAGTTTTTACAAATGCCAAAGCTTCTGCGATGCCAGATTGTAATTCCGTGTTCTTTTATTCCATCTAAATGCCTTTTTGCTCCATAACCTTTATTTGAATCAATTCCATAATATTCTGATAATGTAGGTTCTTGTTTACACAATTCATCTATATATTTATCTCTTTCTACTTTAGCTAATATAGAAGCAGCAGCAATAGAAGCATATTTATTATCACCTCCCTCAACTGTTACATATGGAATATTTGTTAACTTCTTAGTTTTTGGGTCTAAGTATGTTAATGGTTTAAAATAATTACCATCAATTAATAAACTATATGAATACTCGCTTCCTTCTACATATGGGTCTTCTTTATAATTTTCCTTTAAAATTTTATTAAATTGTTTTCTAACTTCTAAAATTGAATTATGCATTGATGTCTGAGTTGCTTGTAAAATATTTATCTGGTCAATTGTTTTTTCGTCTTCAAAACTAATATACCAAGCTAAAGCATGTTCTTTAATATATTTGGCGGCTTCTTCTATTTTCTTTTTTGAATGAAATTTTTTACTATCTTTCACCATTGAACAATCAAAGCTATCATCTTTAGGTAAAATTACAGCTGCTGTATAAACTCTACCAAAAAGAGGCCCTCTTCCTACCTCATCAACACCAATTTCAAATACTTTATCATCTTCATTATAACATTTTTTTAATAATTGTTGCGGAGCTTTAATTACTTTTGTTTTTGTTTTTTTCATAACAAACTCTTCATCTGTTTCGGAATCATCAATTATTTCAGCACATGTATAGTCTGTTTTCATTATATACTTATATATTAAGGTAATATATCTTTAAAATCTAATCAATTTTAAATATAATATAGTTCAAACTTTTTTCACTATATAAATTATACAATGAATACTGAAGCATTATTTCTTTTTTTGATTTTATTATTAGGCCTAGTTTTATGTTCATTTTTAGGAGGTAATTGTAATAAAGAAGGTCTTGTAAACAATAACACAGTATATAATGGCCCAAACGGTGATACAGCTACTATGTCAACAAATTCAAGTGGTGTTCAAATTATAACTTTAAATGAAACTACTGGTTCATCCGTTGTCATATTTACACAATCTTCTAGCAATCCTAACTTATTTACAAATCCTTTTGGTTTTACTGCTACACTTTCTAACGGTAATATAGTATTTGCCGGACCAAATAATACAAACCAACAAACTTTTACACCCTCTTCATCTTCATCATCATCGTCTTCGTCATCGTCTTCATCATCGTCACCATCGTCTTCATCTTTGTCATCATTATTTCCATCATTGTCTTCTAGTTATGACAATTATAATCATTACACAGGAACCAGTGCACAATCATTATTACAAAACGGAATGATGTTTTCTGATCCTAGTGGTGACACTATTACTGTAGTTACAAATAGTAATGGAACACAAAGTTTACAAATGTTATATGCTGGGCAAAATACACCAGTTACATTTACTACAACACCACCTTCAAATTCTTCTACACAATCAAACCCATCACCCGATGTATTTTTTTCACAAGTTGGAACAGCTTTTATCTTGAACCAAAATGGAAATATTTCTATAGTTTTTAATCCTTCGAGTGGAGGAACAATTTATTTTACAAATACAAATTCAAATACAAATTCAAATTCAAATTCGCAACTTACAAGTACACAATATTACGGAAGCACTGGATATTCTGTAAATCCATCTGGCAATGCTTTAGCTTATACACAATATAACGGACCTTATGGTGGAAGCGCAGGTGCCGCAACTGGACCTTACGGAAACACAGCATATTATGCTCAAGGTCCATATGGTAATACTGTTGCTGGAACATCTTCATCAAATGGTTATGGTAACGAATACTACAGTACATTGCCTCAAGGTATTCCAGCAAGTCAAATACCTCCAGGTCAAGAAGATTTATATATATTAAAATCTGAAATTGTACCACCGGTATGCCCTGCTTGTCCACAATCTTCAGCATGTCCTAGACAAGAACCTTGCCCGCCTTGTCCTGCTTGTGCTAGATGCCCTGAACCAGCTTTTGAATGTAAAAAAGTTCCTAATTATAATGCCATTGATGACCAATATTTACCTCAACCTATTGTAAATGATTTCTCATCATTTGGTATGTAAAATAAATTTTAATAAAATTAAATATAATATATTTTAATTTTATTTATTCTGTTTTTTCACACGCATCCTTGCAAAATTTATTATGAACTCCCAAATATTCTGCTGCTATATGTAAAATGACACCTATAGCAAAAAATAAATATTCTTTTGCTAAAAATTTATATAATAAAATACCTAAAATTAAATGCGCAATTGCTTCTCCTACAGAACTACGCAAAAAGTGTATATCATTTGCTATATATTTTTGTTTTTGTGATAATGTTTTTATACACGCGGAACCATTATTACAATACCATGTCTGTAATCCAATTAATTTACCTAAAAAGTGTTTACAAAACCCTACAACCAGTAACAATATATAAAATGTTTTTATAAATTGCGAAAAAATATAGTATAAAATTACTTCATATAAACCAACAAGTATAGCTTCAAAAATATAATTCATATATTATAGAAAGAGTTAATAAATATTATACTAGTCACGTGTTTTAATACACTTTTTATCCATTTTAAAAGTAGCAGTTTTGTCTTCTTGTGGAACAATATTAATTACACATTTTGATTTTTTACCGTATAGTGGTTCTGTACATCCTTTTTCCTTTTTTCTTCTAGTATTAGTTTTTTTAAAGTTAAAAATTTTAGGTTTTTCTTCTGTACATCTAGATCTAAAATGTTCATATCTTTCTCTCACATCACAATAAGTTAAGTTAGATTTTTTATGTAACATTCTATTTACTGTTTCGTGTAGCTCATATATATAGCGCGAAAATGTTTCTCTGTTAGCCATATGACACATTTCAATAGGTTTTTTTTTAAAATTGTTTGTTAAATTTATACGACAATATTTGCATGGTAATACATATTGAAGACTTATAATAAAGTTTTTATAATGTTCTTTTTCTTCGGGAGTAGGATTAACAGGATAATTAAAACTCATCATATGAAGATAGTGCCATATAGCAGGACCCCAAGCTGTAGTAAGCATTCCATCACCAGAAATATAATCTTTTTTTGTAAATATTCTTTTCTTTGTTTTTTTATGTGTATTTCTATTTTTACGTGTTTGTGTCATTATATATTATATTATAAGAAAATATAATATATATAATTTTATATGGATTCAAACACCCCATTTAATTTAACAATATTTACAGATTCGACAAAAAAAATGTGTATGTGTTCAGCAACTGCAATTATTATTATAATTTTTTTTGTTATTACTCCATTAAGTAATTTTTACAAAACTTCGTTTTTAATGAAACTAGTAGCTTTACTATTACTAATTTACACTTTTTACTTAAATAACTACCAAACAAATTTATTAAGAGCAGCTAGTCAAAATTCGAAAAATGAAAAAATTAACTCGCAATTGAATATAAATATAATTTGTAGTTATGTATTTACAATTTTTATAGGATTATTAATTATTTTTATTATTAAAAGTTTTTTTTAATTTAGCAAAAATTGTTTTATTTGAAAACAAATTTGGTTTATTAATTTCCATTATTTTTTGATAATATAATTTATCATTTGAAAAGTCATATTTTTTAAGTTCAATTAATTCTCCTCTATTTGTTCGAAATAACATAAATATAATTATTTATTATCTTTATATTGTATTCGTTAAACAGAATGTTAATTTCTTTTAGAATATATATATATGGCTACAGCAAAATATATAAATTTTAATCAACCGCAATCTTTTGGCGAAGATTCTACAAGTATTTTTTCAAGAATAAAAAGTGCTGGAAGTAAAATGAGCATGACAACAATTATTGTTATACTAGCTGTTGTTTTATTTGCTATTATTTCTATTTTTTATTATTTTTATTATATTTCACCTCAACTAAACGCAAAATATAAAGCAAATCATGAACAAGTCGATACAAATTATTCAAATGGTAATACAGCAGAAGTTTTGTTTTTTTACGCTGATTGGTGCCCTCATTGTAAAACAGCCAAACCAATTTGGAATGATTTAAAAGCCCAATATGAAAATAAAACAATAAATGGATATAAAATAGTTTTTACAGAAATTAATTGCTCTGAAGAAACAGCAGAAGTAGAAAAAATGATGAATCAATATAATGTTGAAGGTTATCCTACAATTAAGTTATTAAAAGACGGACAAGTTATTGAATATGATGCTAAACCATCTAAGGATACTTTAAATCAATTCTTGAACACTGTCATTTAAACTAGCTAAAAATTTTATCGCACTTTCGGTTCCATTGTTAAATAATTCACGTCTTACATCTACATTACTTAATGCGGTTTTTAAAACTTCAAAATTTAAATATTGCGCATCACATATTACTTCATATTTAATATCAGGTTGACTGTTATCGGTGTTGTGACTGAATATTGCTTTAAATAAAAAACTTAACAGAAAATCTAGTATTGTTGATTCTTGATTAATATAATTTTTATTATCATTATATTTATTTTTAAATCCTAATATTTCATCAGAATTTTTTCCTGAATTAATACAATGACTTAATGGATAATTACTAGACATTCCTCCATCAATATAACATTTATCATCAATACAAACAGGTGTCACAAGAACAGGCAAAGCACTAGTCATTTGAATAGCTTCTATAAGTAATAATTTAGGATGTGTTTTATAAGAAATATCACATACTTTGTATTCATTAATTTCAAAAGAAAAAAAATGTAATTCTATATTTGAAAATTTGAAAAAATCTTCTAAATTAATATCCATAGGAATATCTTTAGCATCAAGTAAAGGTTTGAAACATTTTTCAACTGTTTTTATATCAAATATTCCCTTTTTTGTGTAAGCATCAAATATATTTTGAACTTTAATAGGAAATACATCTTGCCATGGGCGTTTAATAATATAGTCATTAATAGTTTCCCAGTCAAATTTAAGACAAATTAGTGTCCCTACAATGGCTCCAGCAGAAGTTCCATAAATAGTTTCAATATTTTTCATATCAAGAAATGTACTTTGTTCAAGTTGCTGAATTGCTCCTAACACTTGAACCATTATAGGTCCGCCGCCTGAAATAACCAAATGTTTAATCATTTTATTTATATTTAAATAATTATAAATAAAATATAGTATTATAACAAATTTAAAAGTATAGAATATATTAATAATATAATGAATAACTTATATTTTAAACAGCAATTAAGAGAATTACCTGAAGAAAAAAATGAAGAAAAATTTTTTGAACATTTAATAGGTAAAACATTTAATGAAGCTATAAAAATTTATAATAATTTAAGAATAGTTAAAAAAGATGGTAAATCTAAAATTATAACACTCGAATTTTGTAAAGAAAGATGTAATGTGGAAGTTTTAAATGATAAAATATATAAAATAAGTGGTTTTTATTAATTAAAAATTCGTATTTTTTTTCGTATAAAATACAAATGGCAAATATATTTACTCTTGAAAATATAGAAAATTTTTCCGAAAAGATAAATATAGACGAATTATATGAAAAAAAACGTCAGCAAGACTTGAATAAATTAAGTCTTTTTAATAAAATTTTAAACCGTATTCATGTTAAAATTAAAACTGTGTCTAGACAAAAAGTAGATGAACAGTTTTGTTGGTTTTTAGTTCCAGAAACAATAATAGGAGTACCAAAATATGACCAAGGTTCGTGTATAGCATACATAATTGATAAACTTAAATTAAATGGATTTAATGTAAGATATATTCATCCAAATATGTTATTTATATCTTGGATGCATTGGGTACCGTCTTATGTAAGAACTGAATTAAAGAAGAAAACCGGTATTGTTTTAGATGAATATGGAAATACAGTAGAAGAAAATGATGAAGACAATAATTTAAAATCAATAACTAATTCTTCTGATCCAAATGAATACTTATTAAATAATAAAACACAAGATATTCAAAAATTAAAACAACAGAAAAAAGAATATACTCCAATAAATTCATATAAACCTTCAGGAAATTTAGTTTATGATGATGATCTTTTAAATAAAATAGAAAATAGGTTTGTTAAATAGTTAACAACATATATTTATATAAAATAATTAAATATATTGTTATTTTATATGACAAATTCCCATATTAAAAAAAAAAGAAATTTAAATAATAATTTTAACAAAACAAAAAAAAATTTAAAAAAAGTTGAAAATTTTACTCCAGAACAACTTTCTATTATTTGTAAAAACTCTTTTAATACATACAATACTTTTGAAGATAAGGCTGAAGAAGTGTTCAAAAAACATAAAATTAATCTTGAAAAAACTACTTATAATTTAGAAAAAGCAATTGTATCTGATCTAAAAAAAGCTGTAAACCCAACAAATATTAAACCAAATCAAGATTATTACGCATATATAAATGATAGATGGATAAAAGAGTATGAATTAGAAGTTTCACAAAAATATATAATTCAAGTAGATGAATTTAGACTTGTACAAGATAAAGTATATAGAGAATTACTTGAAATAATTGAACGATACATATCAAATCCTTCAACAAAAAATACTAAACTATCTAAATGCATAAAAAATGCGTATACATCTTTTAAAGGATACAATACACCTGAACAAACTAGATGTTTAGCACAAGTTTATTTAGATTTTACTGATAAATTAATGGCAGATAAAGACGGTTTATGGAAAAAGTTAGGTACTGTAAATAGAGATGAAATTGTATCATGGGGATGTCCCTTTGTTTGGTCAATTAATCCAGATGAGAAAAATCCAAAAATATATAAATGTTATTTAGAGCCTCCTCAGTTAACACTAATTGATATTGATGTTTATTTTGACGATGATTTAGACTCAGAAAAAATTAAAAAATATAAAAACAACTATAGACATCAGTATTTTAAATATTTAGAAAACTTATTTACTATTGCTTATGGTGATAATCACGGATTTAAAGTTAAAGATGTTTTTCATACAGAATTTGAAATATTAAATGCTATGGCTTGTGAATTTATTAAAAATGTAGACCGTGATGATTATAATTTAGTTACAAGAGAAGAAGCTTTAAGGGATTTTGGATTTAACTGGGAAGTATTTTGTAAAATTCTTGGTTGTAAAAAAGTTCCAGATAATTTTGTAACCTCAAATATAAATTATTTATTATGCGGAACTAAATTATTACTTGAAAAATGGAATTCACCACAATGGAGAACATATTGGATTTATCTATATATTCGTCAACAATGTCGTTGGTCACAAAATGGGTGGTTAAATTTTTATGAATTTGAAGGAAAATTTATGAGAGGTCAAGAAAAACATGTTGAAAAAGATATTTCACCTATTTTTCCTATGGGATTTTTATTTAATACATTTTTAACAAATGAATATATCCAAAAATATAATAATATACAAGCAATTAATTACGTTAAATCATTAGTAGAAGATTTAAAAACAGTATTTGTTAGAATTATTAAGCGAAATAATTGGATGCAAAAAAAAACTAAAGAAAAAGCACTTGAAAAATTAAAACATTTAAAACTAATTGTTGGTTCACCTGAAATATTAAGAGATGACCCTATATTAGATTATAAAGTTGATGACCCGTGGGGAAATATGAAAAAAATGGCACATTGGAGACATATGAAGGCGGTTGAACTTGTTGATAAAAATGTCATTGATATACCAGTCATAGATTGGTCACAAATTCCGCCGAAATTTATAGGAACACAGGCTTATGTAGTTAATGCTGCGTATACTCCTACAGAAAATAGTATATATATACCTTTGGGATATATTCAAAAACCATTCGTTGATTTAGACGAAAGGGGTTTAGAATATAATTTAGCGTATATTGGCTTTACAGTTGCGCATGAAATGTCGCATTCTTTGGATGATTGGGGAAGTAAATATGATGAATTCGGAAAATTAAACAATTGGTGGACAGAACAAGATATTAAGGAATTTAAAAAAATTCAAAATGATGTTATTAAGCAATATGAAGAATTTGCTTCTTATGATGGAATTAAATTCGATGCTAGGCCTAGTATAGGCGAAGATATAGCGGATATTTCTGGTTTAGGAATATGTTTAGAATATTTAAGAGATTTTCAATTAAAAAATAAAGATATCTTACCTATACAATCTTTATCATTTGAAGCATTTTTTGTATACTTCGCAATGCAATCTAGGCAAAAAATAAGCAAAAAAGCTATTTTCGCACAGTTGAGAACAAATCCACATCCTTTAGATAAATATCGTTGTAATGTTCCTGTATCAAGAACAAATATATTTAGGGCCATTTACAACGTTAAAAAAGGAGATAAAATGTGGTGGCATTCAACTAATAGAATTTGGAATTAATTAATAATTTAGAAAAAAATTTAGCAATTTAAAAATTTTTTTTGTGAGATATATATATAAATGAGAACTCATCGTCGTCGCTCAATGTCTCGTTCTAGATCTAGATCAATGGCTCGCGGAAGATCCCGCGCTGCTTCCCGTATGGCATCTGCTGCTGCTAGTCGCGCTGCCGCCGCCAGTCGTGCCGCTTCTGCCGCTGCCAGTCGCGCTGCTTCTGCTTCTAGAAGTGCGTCTGCTTCCCGTTCTGCTGCTGCTGGACGTGCTGCTTCTGCCGCTGCCAGTCGTGCCGCTGCTGCTTCCCGATCTGCTGCTGCTGCCGCCAGCCGTGCCGCCGCTGCTTCCCGCGCTCGTGCTTAAGTAGTATATCTTCTTTTAAATATTTAATAAATTTTAAACAATTAAATATTTAATATTTTTATTATATATAAATAATGACTACAAGACGTAAAGTGAAATCAAAAAATAACAAAACAAAAAATAATAAGAAATCAAAAAGTGGTAAAAAATGGGTTACTGCTATTGATGCTGCTAATAATACTTTAAAAAAAACTGGCTCTATTAGAGCTGCTAAAAAAAGTTTAAAAAAACAAGCATTATATAACGCCCGTAAGTTGTTTGGTAGTATAGGCGGATTTACACCAAAATGATTATAATTTAAAATTGATATAAAAATATAACACTAAATCAATATTATAAAATAACAACCATGTCAACTCTTGAAGTTTGTATAATCTTAATATTCGTAATAGTATTTTTACCAGTTTTTCATATACCGTTAATAATTTTAATGAATAAAATTATTAATTATTATCATAATAAAAATTTATTAGGCTAATAAATTTAAGCACTACGGTTTACCTTCTTACGGCAATAAGAACGTCTTCTTCCTGCTTTTGTATTTTTACAACCATATTTTTCTAAACAAGCACTACGAAGTTGGCCTCTACATCTTGAATGTTTTACGCGGGCGCGATAAATTTGTTTTTTGTGCGTCTTTTTGCTGTTTGAGAACGTGTATGAACCATTTTATATATATAAAATATAAAAATTTATTTATAATTTCTATGAGTTCTTCTAAATTTTCTTCTACATGATTTTCTTTTTTTATGGGTTTTTCTTTTACCTGCTTTCTGAACTAATCCATATGGATTTTTTACACCAATAATATTTGTCATTATATTATAAACAAATATTATTTATTCCTTTATTTGTTTTCTCTTTGTTTTTGAATTTGGAGAAGTTTTTTTTACTTTTACAGATTTTTTTCTGGTTTTGTTAATAAATTCCATATCAGACTGTTTATGTTTTTGAAATAACAATCCACGTGCTACATTTTCAGATGGTTTAAATTCCATCATTTTTTTTAATTGTATTGCTTGAAATTCTTTAAATTTTTGTGCTTTTTCTTTTTTTGTTTGAGGATCAACTACTAGTCGTGGTCTTTCATATGGTCCTTTTTTTATAATATTTGTGTTTACTATTTCTTCTGGTTTAATTTCAAGTGGAGAATCTAATATAGTTTCTGTTATTTTTCCATAATTGGTATATTCTTCATAATTTTGCAAAATTCTTTTTTTATAATACGCAGCTGCTAATTCTTTGTCAACATTTCTTAACAAACGCGCCTGTTCTTTTGTCATGCCTTTAGTTTTATCTTTATATATTTTTTTTGCTTCTTTTAACTCTTTTTCTAAGTTAAAATTTGGGTCTAACAGAACTGTAGTTTCAACCATAACTAAAATGTTTATAGCTTGATCTAATACACTAATTCTTCGAATATCGAGTTTTTTTGTAAAATCAAGAACATCAACTATTGTTAATTTTGGCTTAAAAAATATTTCTAAATATTTATTTACAGTTTCAAATATATATCCAGCATATCCTCTTATAACTTTTTTTAAATAATCTTCAGCTGAAGGTTTTGTAGTTAAGTAGTTATATATATTGTCTATTATTTCAGAACTAGATATTTCAGGATTTTTAAAACACAATTCTGAAAAAAACATACTCCACACAGAACAATAACCTCCTGGCTCATTTTTAGATTTTTTAAGTTTACTTCTTCCTTCCAAAAGTTGCATACCTGCTATATAGGGACAAACATGAGAAGCCTCTACGTAATTTACTGGCAACAACCCGTTTTTTGTTAATTCAAAATTTAAAATATTTGTTAACATTCTCATAATTTTTGTTGCTAGGACTTGAAATTTTTCATCTCCAGTACGGTCTCCAATAAAAGTTCCGCCATGAGGTTCAAAGTGTTCTAATTGTCTTAAATTTTTTCTATAAATTAAAACATTTGCGTGTGAAGTAATTCCTTTAATGTAACTAAGAGGAATTATAATTGTATTTTCACCATTTTTAATGCATTCTACTAGTTTTTTTGAAATATGTTTAAAGTCTTCTTTCATTTCTTCTTCTTCAGCTTTTGTATATTTCATTTTTAAATTAACTGTCACTCCAATTGGTTTATTCCTGTCTCCTATTTTTCTTGAAACAGCCACACATTTTGATTTATATTTTTTTATTAAAAATAGCTCAAACATAGTTTCAATATTTCTTTCTCCAGCAAATGTAAAAATTGTTTCCCCTTTTTTTTCTAATTCATTTAAACCTCTTACTATATTTTTATTGACGGTTAACGGTTCAGGTAATTTTAAATCTGTCATTATATATTATTGTAACATAATATTGTAAATGATTAAGTATTTAAAAAATTGGTTTATTTTGATTTATTGGTTGAACTGCGGTAGCAGAATTTGTAGTATAGTTATTTGATATTGAAACTGCTGAAGATGGTATAGTATTGTTTGAAACTATAGTATTATTTGATGATGGAGTATAATTAGATAATGATGTTGTATCAGATGTTGTTGTAGATGTTGTAGATGATGTTGACATTGTATCAGGTGATAGTGGTGTTGTATTAGATGTGGACATTGTATCAGGTGAGGTCGTTGTAGATGGTGTGGATGTTGTATCAAGTGAAGTTGTTGTAGATGGTGTGGACATTGTATCAGATATCGTTGTTGTAGATGGTGTCGTTGTTGTAGATGGCAATGATGTTGTAGATGGTGACATTGTTGTAGATGGTGACATTGTTGTAGATGGTGTGGATGTTGTAGATGACGTTGTTGTAGATGGCAAGGATGTTGTAGATGACGTTGTTGTAGATGGCAAGGATGTTGTAGATGACATTGTTGTACTATTTGGTTCTATAATAACAACAGGTTTTGGTGGAATTTGTAGTGGTAACTCTTTTATAGGTTTAGAAATAGATTTTGTTTGGCTTATTATTTTTGAACTTTCTTTCTTTAGGGTTTCAATTTGATTTTGAGTTGTTTCTATTATTTTAGATTCAACAATTGCTTCATATAATTTAATTCCATTAACATAATCATTTTCACATTTTACATATAAATCAACAATTAAACGTCTAGTTTTTTCAACAGCATTTTGTAATAATTCTTCGGTTAATTTAGGATTTACTCTAATAACTTTTTTACCTGAATAAGGGTCTATAACATATGTAAATATTAAATTAATAACTGACAACAATTTATATTGATTGTCAGCAGCATTCTGTATCATGTTTTTAATATTTTCAGCAAAGTTCACAAATAATTCATCTTTTTTATCAAGCGTATATTTTAATTTAAAAGAAGGATTTTCGCCTTGACAAACAGGTCGTTTGTTATAATCTCTCAACTTAATATCACTAAATCTAGTTATTTCAGGAGGCATAATTTCATTGCCTGTAAAAGCAGTATAAAATAATTTTAAATCTTTTAAATATTTACTTTCAGTAGTTTTAGTCATTCCATTAAACTTTCCATTAGAATAATCATAAATGTCATCAAAATAAAGTCTCGCAAGTTCACTAATTCCAGGTTCGTCAGCAAGTGTTTTTTCAAAACCATTTTTGCCTTCATTTATACTACAAATATTAGGTTGAATTGTTACCTTATCATTAACACTATCTACAACTTCATTTTTTTTCAGAGATCTAATTCTATTATCACAAATATTAAGTTTGTATAATTTTCTATTGACATTTTTAGGAATTTTATCTTTATTTAATAATCCTGTTTTTACAGTTTGTCCAGTAGCATCTTTATATGTATAAACAGGATTAATAGTCATAACAATAGCTGCGAATATATGAGCAATTTTAACATAAAATTTAGCAATTCCTATACATACACGTTTTTTTTTAATACTTTTTTGTAAATCATTTGACACATCTAAATTGTCGAGACTATCTTTATTTACAAAAGTAACATTTTCTTTACTAAGTTCATTAACCTCAACACCATTTTTTATTCTTTGAGAAAGATATGTTATTTCACTATCATTAAAGTATCTTTTAATTATATCAGAAGTAAGAATTACTAATTTATCACAGTAAGCTTTTTCAGAAAGTTTGCTTAAACTTTTGAAATCCATTGTCAATATATAATAGGTAGCAATAAAATCAATAACTTCATAAAAGTTTTTGAATTCTTTTTCTGGTGTCTTATTTGAATTAGATGAAGAAATATTTCCCATATATTATAGTACTTTAAAAAAATATATTTAAAATAATATAAATAAAATTGAATTAAAAATATATTATCTATTTGAAAGATAATACAAAGATGAGCAAAGACAAAAGTCAAAAAAGAAAAAACAATAATATAAATAGAACTGAATTATGGAATGTTTTTGATACAGAAATAGAAAATCCTGATAAACAAAAGGTTCCTTTAGAATGTATATATGGTTCAGGTAATAGAGAAGTATGTGAAAGGTGTGAAAGTAATTTAGCATTTTCAGAGGAAGGATTTTTAACATGTACAAATAATAAGTGTGGTATTATTTATAAAGATTTAGTAGACCAAACAGCTGAATGGAGATACTATGGTGCCGATGATAATCAAAATTCAGACCCTACAAGATGTGGTATGCCTATAAATCCATTATTGAAGGAGTCGTCTTATGGATGTAAAGTTTTATGTAATGGACCAATGTCTTACGAAATGAGAAAAATAAGACGATATACCGAGTGGCAATCAATGCCATATAAAGAAAAATCACAATATGATGAATTTCAAATAATAACAATTATGGCACAAAATGCTGGAATTCCTAAGATGATTATAGATGATGCTATAATTTATCATAAAAAAATATCAGAATATGAGTTAACATTTAGAGGTGATAATAGAGATGGAATTTTAGCAGCATCTATATATATATCTTGTAGAGTAAATAATTATCCTAGAACAGCAAAAGAAATAGCATCTATTTTCCGTTTGGATGTAACAAGTGCTACCAAAGGTTGTAAAAATGCTCTTGCTATTATTAATAACTTAGAAAAAGATATGGATAATAAAGAGAAAACTAATTTTGGTAAAACTAAACCAGAAGCGTTTATCGAAAGATATTGTAGCAAATTAAATATAAATATTGAGCTTACAAAACTTTGTCAGTTTATTTCGATGAAAATAGAAAGAATGGATATAATGCCTGAAAACACACCTCCATCAATTGCTGCTGGTGTAGTTTATTTTGTATCACAAATTTGTAAATTAAATGTAAGTAAAAAAGATGTTAAAAATGTTAGTGAAACAAGTGAAGTAACAATAAATAAATGTTATAAAAAATTAGATAAAATTAAAGATGAGCTTATGCCAGCTGCTATATTTAAAAAATATAATTTAACATCTGTATAAAAATTATTTAACTATTATAATTCAATAAAAATATTTATTTATGTTTAAATAACTTGTACAAATCTGTTGTAGTTTTATAAATTCTTTTTTTATTATGTTTTTTTATTTTTTGAAATACTTCAAAGAATTCTCTTTCAAGCTGTTCAATTTCATCTGTTTCATTAACTTCTCCACAACATCTATTTTGCAACTCATCATATTCATATGAAATTTGTTTATCTTCTTGATCTTGCTTTAACTCATATAAAAACCCTTGTTTTCCACATAAATTTTCATTATTTCTACAATGTGTAGCTAAATTATTAATGAGTTTAATTTCATTATTATAGTAAACATTATTTTTAAACATATTACATAACCCATAGTCTTGATTAGATTTATGTGGTATAAAATGTTTACATGAAAGGCATGATGGCTCATACGATAAAATTGTATTAATAAAAACAAAAAAGAGCAAATATGGTAATATTATGTAATATTATTGTTTTATCTTTAAATATATTTTTATACATTATTTAAAAAGTATATTTAAGTTTATTAGTTTGTATACACAAAATTTTTGCTTTGATAAAATTATAAATGTCGAATGATATGAAAGAAGAAATTAAAATTCCTAAACGTGTTTTTATAGTTCCATATAGAAATCGTATACAACATAAGTTCTTTTTTAGCAAATATATGAGTTTTATACTTGAGGAAAAGGATGATTATGAAATATATTTTTCACATCAATGCGACGCTAGAACATTTAATAGAGGTGCTATGAAAAATATCGGTTTTATTGCTATCAAAAATAAATATCCGGACCATTATAAAGATATTACATTTATATTTAATGATGTAGACACAATTCCGTTTCATAAAATATTTGATTATGAAACTACTCAAGGTGTAGTAAAACATTATTATGGTTATAAATATGCGTTAGGTGGTATAGTTATAATGAAAGGTGTCGATTTTGAAACAACAAACGGTTATCCTTGTTTTTGGGGATGGGGTATGGAAGATAATGTTTTACAAAAAAGATGTGATACTGTAGGGTTAAAAGTAGACAGAAGCGTATTTTATAATATTGGTAGTCCAGAAATTCTTCAATTATTTGATGGTGTATCTAGAATAATTAGTAAAAAAGACCCTTGGCGTGGAGAACATGATAATGGTTTAGATGGTTTAATTACAATTAGCAACTTGAAGTATACTATAGATTTAAAATCTGATAATCCAAATGATAATATTTTTGCTGTAAATAATCCACGTATTTATTATATTAATATAGCAACGTTTTTAACTTATATACAATTTGGTACTGAAGAGTATTATAATTATGATTTAAGAGAGCCAAAAAGAAAAATAATACATCCAGATAGAATTAAAGAGACAACAAAAACAATTGCTACAACAAAGGACTGGTCAAACATACCATATTATCCAACAACCTTGGAAAAAAAAGAAAATATGGTAAGGTATTTAATATCAATGGGTAAACAAGTGCCGGCAAAGTTATTACAAGAAATAGAAAACGGTAAAAAAGAATTAATAGAAACCGATGTGTATAACAATTTTAATAATAATGTAAATGATAATACTGATGATAATACCGATGATAATTCCAATAATAATCCTAATAATATGTATAATCATCCACAAATGCAGCAACAAATGTATCCACAGATGCATCCACAAATGCAGCAACAAATGTATCCACAGAGGCATCCACAAATGCATCCACAGATGCATCAACAAGTATATCAACAATTTACTCAAAATGGACATATATCAAAAATTCCAACACAAATGTCTCAACAATATAATGTACCACCACCTCCAAATAAATACTCTGCACAATATGCAGCATATATAGGTGTTAAACCAAGAGCACAAGCAAGCGCCAGAATTGGACTAGGAGGCGCTTATTAAAATAATAAAAAATTTAAAGATAATAATTTATTATTTTAAATGAATACAACTAATAAAATTTTGAAAGATGTAATTAATATTTATGATAATAATAACCACCCTAACACAAAATGTCAAAATATTAAAGATGAGTGGACAAAATATTGTTTTTATACAAAAAAAGGCAAACATGAAAAATTTGTATTTTATAAAGGAAGTCAAATTTGTAACCAATTATTTAATGATTATTATGAATGTTTTGTAAACGATATAATTAATCATGAAACAAAATAAGTAATTTTATAATTTATTTTTTTAACCAGACATAAACAAGTTCGGTATAATTGTTTTGCCTTTTTGATTTTTTTAATGGAAATATTTCATGTGCCTCACCTAGCAGTTCTTTAAGTACTTTATCATAAACTTCTTTACATATATTAATTATATAGTGACCTCCAATTTTAAGACCATTATACGTTTTGGTAAATAATGGTTTATAAAAATTTTCATCCATATCTTTTTTTGTACTATATTTTAGAGAATTCGCATATTTTTCCAAAAAATAATATGGTGGTGATGTAAATACAGTGTCGTAACTAATTTTATTGTAATCAAACTTAAGAGCGTCACATATAAATATTTCACAATTCGTCGCCGACTTTGTTTTCAAATACGTTACCATTTTGTCGTAAGGTTCTTCTAAATCTGTATTTATATCAACACCATAAAACGCCTCCAAATTTAACGCAGCTGCCGCAACAGTTGAACCACCCCATCCAGCGCAAAAATTTAATACACGTTTTGCTTTATATTTTGTATATATTTCCATACAGTTTAATGGTCTCATAATATTTATTGCACTTATGCAAATATTATACACTTCTTTGAAAACAGTATATTCATTTTTTGTATTATTTTTATTTTTGACATCTTTATAATATGTCAACATCGTTTGAATAAATTTTTTTTTCTTAAAATCATCCATATTTATTATAAATTCAAAAAAATTTATATCATATTTACCTTTCGTTTCTAGTCTCTGTCTAAATGTAAAATAATCTACAATATTATTTCCAACACGAGACCTGGAAGATATCGTACATGCTTTCTCTCCAATTGTCATTAAATCATCCATTTCTTTATTGACATCATATATAGTTATATTTTTTATTTGTTTTGAAATTTTAATTTTCTCTTCTTCAGTAAAAGTTTCATCTTTCATTTAATGATTAAAGAGAGAAAAAAACAAATTTTATTCTTTAAAACTTAATTAATATTAATAAACTAATTTAAAATAAACTAATTTAAAATAAATTAGTAAATATAATTATGAATTCTATTCAAGAAATTAACCACGCTTTTTATATTAATTTAGAATCAAGACCAGATAGAAAAACTCATGTAGAGAAACAATTAAAATTGTTAGGAATACCTGCTACAAGATTTAATGCTGTTAAATTAACAAATGGCGCATTAGGTTGTAGTATTAGTCATTTAAAATGTTTGGAATTTGCGAAAATAAATAAATGGTCTCATCTATTAATTGTTGAAGATGATATAAAATTTTTATATCCAGAACTTTTAAAAAATCAGTTAAATATTTTTTTACAAAATCATAAAGATTGGGATGTTGTGTTAATTGGTGGAAATAACATAGCACCATATAAAAAAATAGATGAAACTTGTGTAAAAATATCTAGCTGTCAAACAACTACAGGTTATTTAGTTAATAGTCATTATTTTGATACATTAATTGAAAATTATAGAGCAGGAATTAAAAACTTACTTAAATTTCCTGACCAACATAGATTGTATGCTATAGATAAGTTCTGGTTTTCTTTACAACAAAAAGATAATTGGTATTTAATTATTCCTTTAACTGTAACACAGAGAGAAGATTATAGTGATATTGAAAAGAGACCGACAAATTATTCAAATCTTATGTTAGACTTAGATAAAGAAGCGTTTAAAAAAAAAATAGTAAAAGAAAAATCTACTCCTAAATTAAATTTATTTAATTTATAATACTACTTAAATTTTACCTTCTTCCAACCATTTTGGAAAATCTGATAATTCAATATCTGTAAAAAATTTATTTGTAGCTATTGAAAGTAAATCCTTTTTATAATACATATCTAAATTCAGACCTATTGCGTAGTCTTCTAAATATTCTTTTTCGATTATTTCTCTCTTTGAAATTAAATTTACTATGGCTGCTTTAGAGAGAAAATAAAAACGACCACTACAATATCTTGTTTGTAATATAGGTAAATAAGATGGTAATTCAGGATGTATTTTATGATACTGAGATAAATATGGTTTTGGAACATCTACAATATAGCCACCATAATGTGTCTTCGGCGTCTTTGATGATATAAGATTTGTTATTATATCAAAAAATTTGTTATTAACTAATATTTGGTCATCATCTGTTTTAAATAAATATTTAAAATCAAATGTTTCTGAAACTGCTTTATAAGATGCTATGACTTTTTTGGGTAATGAATTATAATCATCAGCTGTTTTAACCCATAAAACACAAGCATCATTATCAAACTTAAACTCAGTATCCAAATTTTCATCACCTATTACATGATAGTATTTAAGATGGGAAGGTATAAGCGGTAACCAAGTTCGCTTTTGAAATAAAGCCTTTTTCATATATTTTTTGCAGTTCATAATAAGCATTATATACTCTTGTGTATTCATATACATAAATTTAAAATATTTATTTTTAAATAATAATAAAATAATATAAAAGTAATTTAAAATATTAATTAAATGGAAACAAATATAACAGCCATAGTAAATATTTTTAGAAGGTATCATGTATTAGAAGAACAAATTAATGCAATAAAAAGTCAATCTATACCACCAAAATCCATAATTATTTGGAATAATGGAAATAAAGATATTAATTTAACACAATATAAAAATGACCCTTTTTTTAAAGTTTTTGACTGCAATTATAATTCTGGAGTATGGTCTAGATTCATTATTAGTCAGTTAGCAGATACTGAATATGTTTGTATTTTTGATGATGATACAATTCCAGGACATAATTGGTTTAAAAATTGTATGGATTGTATGAAAGAAAAAGAGGCTTTATATGGAACAATTGGAGTTATATTTAAAGATACAGATAAATATGATATATTAAAAAGATATGGTTGGGATGGCAATAATAATTTTTCAAAACCTGTTGATATTGTTGGACATTCTTGGTTTTTTAAGAAAGAATGGATAAGTTATTTTACTGCAGAATGTCCAAAAGTAAATGAACATTTTTGTGTTGGTGAAGATATTAATTTCGCATTTATGCTTCAAAAATATGCTAATATAGCTACTTATGTACCTCCTCACCCGAGTAATGATTTATCTTTGTTTGGGTCACTTCCTAAAACTGCATGGGAAATCGGTTGTGATGGTAATAGTGGATCAAATATTAATGATAAAATTGATCCATTTAATAAGCCTTTTGTAGAAGCACTAACAAATGGGTTTAATATACTAATAAAAAGACAGACCGTAAATAGTAGTACCGATTTTAATAACTTTATAGATAAAATAAAAAATAATAATTCATTTGCTTTAATACGACCAGCTGATGGAGAATATCATATTCTTCAAAACAACACATTGACAAATATAGATAATTGGACATTTATTCAAAATGGAAAATTATATAATGATTTAAATTATGCTATACATTTAGCATCAAAAAAAAATTGTTATGTTGGAATACCTTGTGGATGTTGCAATTTTAATATGGGAAAATGGTATATTGAAAATTTTAAACTACACCCTTCATATACAACATTTGCAAATGTTTTTGTAAATAAAAATTGGAAAAGATGGACTAGTTTTTTATTAGATGAAAAAATACCATTTATTTTTATTGGTCCAAACGATTTACCCAATAGTTTTTTAGTACAAAAATATATTAATATTCCTCTATATTTGGTAAACGAATGGGATAATAAAGGTGAGGAATATTTATCAAATATTTTGAATGAAGTTAGAAAATATAAAAATAAATTATTTTTGTTTTCAGGAGGACCTATTTCAAAGATATTAATTTCACACGCATGGAATGAACACCCTCACAATATTTATTTGGATATAGGTTCTAGTCTAGATAAATTTATGAAAGGTTCAAGTAATAGAGAATATACTATAGATGGACACGAATTATCTCAATTAGAGTGTAAGTTTGATTCAAATTTAATAAATATTTAATTACGTTTAAATTTTAAAAATTATACAAATATATATATATACTATGTGGAGTGGAACTATATATAATATTTTTGATGGAGGATGGTCGTATACAAATTTAGAAATGACATCATTATTTAAAAATATAGATTTAAATAAGAATTATGACAATTACAATATATTAGAATTTGGAAGTGGTAATTCAAGTTTAAAAATATATAATTTATTTCAAAATGTTAAAAAGCTTAATTATTTTATATTTGAAACAAATGCAGAATATTTACCAAAAAATAAAGACTTATTTAATATAAATTTATATAGTGAAAACAATATACAAAATGTTAATATAGAAGATTATATTAAAGATAATATAAAATTTGATTTAATTTTAATAGATGGACCAAATGGAGAAAATAGAAAATATTGGTTTAATAAAATTAAAAATTTTGTTAAAAATGATACTATAATAGTTGTTGATGATTTTAATCATTTTTTCTCTTTTGGTGAAGAATTAGATAAAAATTATGATTATGAAATATTGAGTTATTTAAATATACCTTTTGTTGCTTCTGGAGAACATTCATGGAAAATAGTAAAAGTAACAAATATTAAAAATTAAATTTATATTATTAAATTAATGCTTAAAAATAATATAAATTAAAATAAATGGAAAATAAATATGCGATTGTATTTGGTACTAGACCAGAATATTTAAAAATAAAATGTATAATTAATGAATTTCAAATAAGAAAAACACATTCATATAAAGTTATTTATATAACTCAACATGAAAATATTGATGAAAGTTTAGATGATAATTATGAAAAATTAATTATAACGAATATTACAGAAGAAAGATTATGCAATATAGGAAGTGAAATAATACAAAAATTACCCAATTTTATAAATGAATGTTCTCATATAATAGTTCAAGGAGATACAGCAACCGCATTTTATAGTGCTTTAACTGGTTTCCAATTAAAGAAATGTATTATTCATATTGAAGCTGGTTTAAGGACATATGATTTAACTAGACCATTTCCTGAAGAAGCATATCGTCAAATGATTTCAAGAATAGCTTCTTTTCATTTTACACCACATAATGATTCTTCTACTATTCTGCATAATGAAAAAGTATCTGGAATTATACAAAATGTCGGGAATACTATTTTAGATTTAATAAATTCATATAATCTTGAATGTAAAATGGATAATATTGTTTTAATTACATTTCATAGGAGAGAAAATTGGGATAAAGTAGATAATTTATTGTTAGGATTAAAACGATTAGTTAAAAAAACACCACATATTAAATATATTTGGTATTTACATCATAATCCAGAACTACAATATAAAGTAAGAGAAACAATTAAAGATATAGGAACAATTGAATTAAGGAAACCGTGTAATCATATAGAATTTACAAAACAAATTGCGAATAGTAATTTTTTAATTACTGACTCTGGAGGAATTCAAGAAGAGGCGTCTTTTTTAGGTAAGCATTGTATAGTTTTAAGAGCATCTACTGAAAGAACCCATATACCTAAAGAATATATTACAGTATTAGAAGATTATTCATTATTAGATAATATATATGAACAAATACCTTCAGAACATTTACCTAAATGTAATGTATATGGAAATGGTAATACTTCTAAACAAATCTTAGATATAATTAACAAATACTAAAATCATAAATATTCATTACCATTTCTGATAAAAAAGTATAATTTGGACCATCATAAAATTCATGTTTATAATAAGGACTTAAAATATCTGAATATGGTGATAATTTTAAGTTTATAGGTCTATATATTGTATCAGGTAAATCAACATTTAATTTATTTATATTATTATAACCAGTAACAAAAAGATATTTACAAACTCTTTTACATTCCTTTAAAAATTCTATATTATATTCAGTTGGTAAATGTTCTAATGTATGTCTACATAATATTAAGTCTATTGATTTATCTTCTTGTTTTTTAATAAATGATAAAAAATCAGTGTGAATAAATTTTGTATTAGAATCTGAGTATAATTCATTATTTTTATCAACTATATCTTTTACTATATCTAGTCCAGTATAATTTGGCAAATTGCTTTTTATAAATTTCATCCAATACCAATCGCCACAAGAAGTATCTAATACATTTTTTATAGAATTTTCTTTTATAAAACTAATAAATGTGTTTCTAATATTTATAGTATATTCATTTGTACTACCTAATCCTGATTTACTTTCATTTTGTCCCATATCCCAACCATTATTTTTATATATATTATCAAATATTGTCTCCAAGTTTTGCATATTTTACTATATTAATTAAAAATAAAAATTAAATTTATATTTAACTAATAACTAATAACTAATAACTAATAACTAATAACTAAGTATTTAAACTTTACAATAAATAATTAGTTAAAATATATGTATATATATATTTATTAAATTATACATGAAAATTATAGATTGTTTTATATTCTATAATGAATTTGATTTATTATATTATAGATTATCTATTTTAAATGATATTGTTGATTATTTTATAATTGTTGAATCAACTCATACATTTACTGGAATACCTAAACAGTTATTTTATAATGAAAATAAAGAAATGTATAAAGAATTTAATGAAAAAATAATTCACATAATAGTAGAAGATTTTCCTTTTAAGGTTCCAAATATTAATATATCTAATAATGAACAATGGCAAAATGAATTTCATCAAAGAAATTGTATAAAAAAAGGAATAGATGCTATTTTAGATAAATTAAATGATAATGATATTATACTTTCTTCTGATTTAGATGAAATACCTAATCCAAATATATTACTTGAATTTAAAAATAGTACATATAATTTATATATATCAAAAGATGCAACAATTAATTATTCTAAAGAAAATGTATTTGACCCAGTAAACACACCGTTAAAATTTGATAATTCACAACTGTATCAATTAGAATTAGATATGTATTACTGCAATTTGAGAAGTAGAAGACATTTTTGGCATGGTGTTAAATTATTAACATATTATGCTTATAAAAATTTAAATATATCATTCCAAAAAATGCGTGATATGTATGCTACAAGTCTTATTATCAAAAATGGCGGGTGGCATCTTAGCTATTTTGGTGATTTAGATTTTATTGTAAATAAAATTATAAGCTTTTCTGATAATGAATATAATAATAAACATCATCTTAATAAAGAAATATTAGAAACAAATATTAAAAATTATGTTAATATTTTAAATTTTTCGAAGTTAGATATTATTCCCATAGAAGAAAATACTAATTTACCACCAAAATATGAAATATATTTAAAAAAATACTTGTAAATAAATATTTAAATACTAAATTTTAAATATTTATATGTCAGAAAATAAGTTATATATTTATCCTTTCAATTGGTGGAATGGTTTCTATAATAAAACAGATGCTAACCATATTGGATTTTTTGAGCAACTTTTTTTATATACAAAATTAAATAATTTTGAAATAACATATGATATAAATAAAGCTAATGTTCTTTTAGAAGCGAATAGTCCAGATGACACAATTAGAAAAATAAAAAATTGGATATATAAAATAAATTTTATAGGAGAACCAGCATTGCCTGAACATCTCAACTATGATTTTGTTTTAACGTCTGTAAATAATATTAAAAATATTGTTGACCTACCTTTATCTATTGCTTATATTCACTGTAATAATTTTTTACCAAAACTTTATAATAGAGAGAAAATTTATACAATTCCACAAAAGTTTTGCTCCTTTATTGTATCTAATCATAAATGTGAAATTAGAAATAAAATATTTGAAAAACTTAATAATTATAAAAAAGTAGATTCAATGGGCGGATATGCAAATAATGTAGGTTATAATATTCAATATCCTTATTGGTCAAATGAATACTTTAATATTATAGGTTCTTATAAATTTATGATATGTTTTGAGAATACTAAAATGGAAACTTATTCAACTGAAAAAATAGTAAATCCATATTTAGCACCGACTATTCCTATATATTGGGGAACTCATAATATAAAAAATATATTTAATATAGACTCTATGTTATTTTTAGAAGATGAAAGCGAACAATCTTTTGAAAAATTAATAAATAAAATAATAGAACTAGATAATGATGATGAAAAATATTTGGAATTTATAAATAGACCTATTTTTACCGAAGAAACTAAAAAATTTTGGGATGAAAATTATTCATTAGAAAGTTTAGGATTAAAAATAGATAAAATTATATAAAATTACATTAGATGTATAATAAATTAAAAGTTACCTTATTTGGAACTTGTCGACTAGAATCTTTATCTGATTACAATAATAAAATAAGAAATGAAATATCTTATACGTATGATACAAAAGAAATTTTAGAAGTAATAAGATTTATAAAACATAATCATTTATCAGAAGAACAAACTATCACTACATTTAGAACACCTATGTTGACCAAAATACCTATTTATTCTAAACAATTTGAAAACATATTTGAAGAAACTGATATTTATATTATTGAAATATCAAGCAGAAAAACTTATAAACATAATAATATTTATATTCACAGAGCTTTATATACTATGATAAATGACTTAACGTCTAAAAGTGAAGTAATTAAACAAAGTGATGATGAAATTGAAAATGATATTCTTGAAATAATTCATGAATTAAATGCAAAAAATGTAATAATTGTTTGTCACATAGTAACAGATACAAACAGTGAAAGATATAAGTTATCAGAAATATTAGAAAATATATGTTTAAAACATAAACTTTTTTTTATTAATCCTGTAAAAGAAATAAATAAAAAAGGATATAATATAAATGATTTAGTATCAGACGATAATAAAATATACCATTATAATGAGAATGGTCATATGATAATGAAGAATATTTATGAAGAATATATTAATAAAGTAAATAATCAAACATGTTAACTTTATAAGTATCTAAATATTTGTATATTTAATATTATAAATTATACTTACCACCTTGCTAAAGCCTGACTCATTTATTACTAATATTTCATTTGATTTTGACATTATAAAAAAATCTACTAATGTATCAAAAACAGAAGTGTCTGCATAATTTTTTAAGTCACCCAAGTGAATTTTATTATTGTTCCAATAATTTATTAATGGAATATCTTCTTTTAATTTATTTGCTATTTTTGAAGAATCTGATAATAAAATAAATTTAATATCTTGGTTTTTATTTACTAAGTCATTAACTTTATCAAAATATAACTTGTATAAATTTTCATCAAAAATATTATTGTGAAGAAAATTATCTCCGCAACGTAAATGTATTACCTTAAAACTATTATTAATAGAATTAATATTATAAAAGTTAAACAAAAATTCTATTTTTTGTTCAATTTCTTCTGTTGGAGATAATATATGTTTCATAAATTCTTTACAATCATTAGAAATTAAACCCCAATTTATGGGATTATCATTTTGTAAAGCATAAAATGAATTAGTTATTATAGAAAATGGTTCACCTTTAATAAATATTTTTTTTAGTTCATCATATATGTTAACATATGATAATGGTGGAAGCATTTCAATTACTTCTGAAGAGTTATCATTTATTAAATTTTCATTTGGTTTCAAATAAGTAAATAATGGATGATTACAATCAATTAATAATTTATAACCATATTGATTTGAAAAATTATACAAAGCAATTGTTCCTCGTAAAAAGTCTGCTAATCCTGGCGGTTGAGGATTAGTCTTACATACTGTTAAATATTTATGAACGCAAATTTTATTATCTATATATGCTACCAATATATCATTTTTAGCAGTTTCATCATCATAATACTTTACTTTGTAATTTGGATTTATTTCATAAATTTTTTTTAAAATTTCATCTAAAGTTACATGAAACCCAGTGTATCTATCTAGACTATTATTCATTAAACGAATATCATCAATTATAATAGTATGTGTCTTAATAAAATGTTGTTTTATTTGTTCTAATTCTTCTAGTATAGGACAAACTGTTACATTATCACAACCTACATCAGGACAACCTGACCAATGACTATCTAACCAAAATGTAATAGTAGTATTAATTTCCTTAATTATATTATATAACTCGTATTTAGAGTTTGCTTTAAATAAATGAATATTTGAATTATTTTCAAATCTTTTTTTACACATTTCAAAAAAAACGTCCGATAATTCTAAACTGTATATTTCTGAAGGAATATATAATTTGTTATTTAATATTTTATAAATTGTATTTCCATGATGGGACCCTGTTTCTAGAAATACAGGGTTTTTATAATGTAAAAGTTCATCAATAAACGGCATATAAACTTATAAATATAATATTATATGTATTTTTAAATAATAATATAAACAATAATATAAATAAATAATATTATAAATTAAAATGATAATAACAAAATTAGACAAAAGTGCAGGATTTTATTCATTATTTTTTTTTATGGTAAATCATTATTTATATGCCAAAAAAAATAATTTGCAGTTTAAGGTTGATTCGTGTAATTGGTTATTTAAATATGATAAAGGATGGGAAGATTATTTTAAAAATATAGATATTAATGATGCGAATATATGTGAAGATAAATATTTTTATCATCATCAACAAATAGAAGATTTTTCAATTACAGAATATAAAAATATTATAAAGGAAATATACATTTATAATGATTATATAAAAAATAGAATTGAGATAACGAAACAAAAACTTTCTTTAAAAAATTACGATTCAATTTTTATTAGGCGTGGTGATAAGTTATCTGGAGAAAGTAACTATATTAGTACAGAAAAATATATTGAAGTTTTATTAAGTAAAAACCAAAATTGTCATACTATTTTTTTACAAACAGACGATTATAATTGTTATTTAGAATTAAAAAATTATCTAACTAAAAATAAACTAGATATACATATTATAACTTTATGCAAAGAAGAAACAAAAGGTGGTATGATTATATTTAATTGCAATAAAGCTGGCATTGAATGGGCATTTAAAGAACATATTGAAAATAAAGAATATATTTCATCTGTAATTGAAAATTTAAGAAATTTTACTTCAATAGATAAACTAAATAATAATCAAATTTATGAACATACAACAGAAATGTTAGTAGGTATAGATATTGTTTTAAATTCGAATATATCAATTTGTGATTTTTCTTCAAATGTATCTAGGTTTATAAAATTAGCACATAATAATAGTAATAACGTATATGATGTAATAAATCCAGATAAAGATATAGATTGGAATAAAACAATATGTCCATCTTTTGAATTAGTATTTTAATTAATAAAACTTTATTAAAATAATAATTTAAATATAAAATGTAGTTTTAAATATATGAAAATTATATATTTACAAAATGGAATGCATATTAAAAATGATTTTGCTTTGAAAAATTATAAAAATATAGATTTACACATAATTAATAATTCTGAAATATTAAATAGTATTGAGTTAAATAATTATGATTGTGTTTATTCGCCAAATTATCCAATAGATGTTTCAAAATATCCAAATACTAAATTTTTATTTGGACCTCATTTTAGTATTTTTCCAGAAAAAAAATTATTGGATATAATAAGAGAAAAAAATACTATTTATGTTCAACCTAGTGAATGGGCTGCTGATGTTTGGAAAAATAATGTGGTTTGTAATAATATTAAAATAAAAACTATGCCATTTGGTGTTGATACAACAAAATTTAATGAAATAAATACTATTGAAGAGAGAAAAAAAGTATTTATATATTTTAAAAGAAGAAAACCAAGTGAATTAGAATTTCTTTTGAGTTTTTTAAAAACACAAAATCTTGAAGTTAAATTGTTTGATTATTGTTCAAAATATTCTGAAGAAGAATATTTATATTATTTACAAAATTCTAAATATGGAATATGGTTAGACGCACATGAAAGTCAAGGTTTCGCACTTGAAGAAGCTTTATCTTGTAATGTTCCATTACTTGTTTGGAATGTTACTTCAATGAAACAAGAATATGGCTCAAAGTACGATGACATTCCCGCAACAACTATACCTTATTGGGATGAAAGATGTGGTGAGTATTTCTATAATTTTGAAGAATTGGAAGACAAATATAATTTATTTATATCAAAATTAAATACATATAAACCGAGAGAGTATATATTAGAAAATTTGTCAATGGAAATATGTGAAAAAAAATTTATTGAACTAATTAAAAATATATAAAATATATAAAATATATTAATAATAAAATAATTATATAAAATAAATTTGTTTATTTTATATTATGTCAATTACTTTTTCTAGTTGTTTTTA